ATCTCTGGTGGTGTTGCACAAGACTCAATGCCTACATCAGAAATTGAAGGACAGATTTGGCTTGATACAAATGGAACCACAAATCCAACAGCCGTAGAACTTACTCGTTGGACAAAGACTGTAACAGAGGCAGGAACTACATTTACTGGCGAGGGAGATGAAGCAACAACCCTCTCATACTCACCTTCAACAGAGCAAGTATACCTCAATGGTGTAATGCTTGTTCGTGGTTCTGACTATACCGCAGCATCTGGCACAAGCATTGTTCTTGGATCTGCTGCTCAGGTTGGAGATACCCTTCAGGTTCTCCTTATTCCACCAGTTAACGTAGCCACAGTAATCAATAATAGTTTTGTTAATGCTAAGGGTGATATTATTACAGCAAGTGCTGATAATACCCCAGCAATTTTGTCAGCAGACACAGATGGTCTATATCTTAAGTTAAACTCATCAACAGCGACGGGGCTGCAATGGGCATCAGTGCCAGATCCAGACCTAACCTCAATTGAGATTAAAGCAATTATGGGAGTATTCTAAGTATGCTACAATTATGTATCGGAGGTAGTAACTAATGGCTACAACTAGTAAAACTTTATTTCGTGGTGCTGCAACAACAAATACAGGCACTACACTATACACCGCAACAGGTGTAACAGCAGTAGTAACAAATATTGTCGTTACAAATACTGCGGGAACAATTGGATCATTCACACTAGCCCTAGGTGGAGTAAACATTGCAACACTCGTAACCGTAGGTGCATATGACTCAACAGTAATTGACCTAAAGCAAGTTCTTACCAATACTCAAACAATCACAGGTGGAGCATCAGCAACCACAATGAACTTCCACATCAGTGGAGTGGAGATTGTTTAGTAATGGGCGTTTATAAGTTTTCAGACGCATCTTCTCTAGCAAGCGATAAAGTCTCTTATAAGAGCATGCTTGCTGGAAATACTACTTGGGTTGATTGGACTCCAGTAGGCGGATATGATTCTTTAGCATCTATAACTATTCCATCAGGACTTTCTACAATTACAATGGCTGGCATTCCACAAGGGTACGAACATCTACAACTGCGAATTATGGTTCGTTCAGACAGAGCATCATCGGAAACATTTTTAATGTGCAGATTTAATGAAGACTCAAGTTCTACTTATTCAAGACATGCTCTAAGAGGATCAGGAACAGCAGTCTCAACAGACAATGACGTTCCTTTTACAGGAGTTGCTTTAGAGAGAATCCCAGCAGGAAACCAAGCAGCAAACTACTATGGGGTTTTGATTGTAGATATTCTAGACTACTCACACCCACAAAAAAATAAAACTGTAAACCATATTGGTGGCTATTCAATCAATGGATCAGGTCAGGTAACTATAGAAAGCAATGTTTGGAGAAGTAATGATCCTATTAGATCTTTAACATTTTCAATTGGTGATGGTGGCAATATTTCAGCAAACTCTAAGATATCTTTGTATGGGACTAGATAATGGCTAATACAAAGATACCACTTTTTACAAGAACATTAACATCAACAACCTCTACAATAGATATTGATGTGAGTTCCTATACAGATTATTCAGATCTAGAGATTGTTTGTGATTTTGCACCAGTAAATGCTGTATCTTTTGTTGGACTTCAGTTTAATGGAGTAACTTTAGGTTATAACTCTTCTATTAGACTTTATGGTTATGGAACATCCCCTGCTACTAGTGATAATACATCCAATTCAACATCTATGGTTCTTGGATCAGTAGGAACATCAAGATCTTTACAGATTTTTCATCTTCAAGATTTTAGAAATACGACAACTTTTAAAAGCGCAGTATCAAGAGATACACTTTTAAACTTTAGAGTAGGGTCTTGTGTTGGAACATGGAGAGGATCTACAAACAATAGCACTGAAGCCATTACTTCAATTAGGATGATTGCACCAGACTGTTCAGGTTTTACTTCGGGATCTACAATCAATATATATGGAATTAAGTCAGAAGGTTTTTCTGGAACAAAAGCATTAGGTGGAGTTGTATACGCAGATTCTACACATTTTTATCATGTATTTGCTTCATCGGCAACATTTACTCCAACACAGTCTATTTCGGCTGATGTATTAGTAGTTGGAGGAGGAGGCGGTGGAGGCTGTGATAACGGAGGTGGTGGCGGTGCAGGTGGCGTAAGAAGTACTACTCAATCTTTAACGGCAACAAACTATACTGTAACAGTAGGAGCAGGCGGAAATGGTTCTGCATCAGCAACTGCACTTGCATCTAATGGAGAAGCATCTACATTTAACTCATTTTCTTCATCAGGTGGTGGAGGTGGTTCATCATTACAAAGAAACCCTAACGTAGGAAGTTCAGGTGGTTCAGGTGGTGGTGGTGCTGGAACTCTTCTAGTAACAAATGGTGGCGGTGCAGGTGGAGCAGGAAACTCAGGTAGTTATACCCCTGTAGAAGGTTTTGCAGGAGGAAGTTCTTCTTTTCAATTAGGAGCACCAGGCGGTGGTGGAGCAGGAGCAGTTGGATCTACTCAGCCAAGCAGTGGAAGCGGTGGTGCTGGAGGAATTGGCACAGCATTATTTTCTTCTTGGGGACTTGTTACAGGAACGGGTCAAAATGTATCAGGAGTTGTTTATTATGGTGGTGGCGGTGGTGGTGGTGCAAACGCTGCCAGCGGTGGCTCTGGTGGCTTAGGTGGCGGATCAAAAGGTGCAGACTTTGGAACCCAAGGTTCTGTAGGTGGAACTCCAAACACAGGCGGTGGCGGTGGTGGCGGAGGAGGAAGTGACTCCGCAGGTTCTGGCTCAAGAGGTGGTTCAGGAATTGTTATCATTAGATATTTGAGGGCGTGAGGTAATTTAAATGACAATAAATAATGTTTTGTTAAGAAGGGTAGAGGTAACTTCAGAAGTTACTTCAATAGTGTTTGATAACTTACCTACAACAGGATATAGAGATTTTTATGTTGTAATTTCTGCTAGAGGAAATACTGCTGCAGTTACTGCAAACTATTTTGCTAATTTTAATGATGACTCAGTAGGTCACTCAGATTTATATTTATACGGAAATGGAAACGGTACCAATGGATCAGGAGTTGTTTTAGTAAATAACAATAGACTATTTATTGGTGATGGAAATTGTAATAGCGCTACTTCAAATGTTTTTTCAAATTCAAGTTTTTATGTTTCTAATTATAGATCAACAGGACTTAAAACAATATCTATAACATCAAATTCAGAACAAAATTCAGCAATAGCATTTACTGAATTGGTAGCAGGTCAATATAATGGCGCTGCAATTTCAAAAATGACTTTGACTATAGGAAATGGAACTATTCCTTTTATGAGGTATTCAACAGTTTCTGTTTATGGAGTTGTAACATTAGGAACTACACCAACACTTGCTCCTTATGCAAGCGGAGGAGATAATATTACAACAGATGGTTCATTCTGGTATCATTCCTTTTTATCTTCTGGATTATTTATTCCACAAAGAAATTTGACCTGTAACTATCTCGTCGTCGGTGGCGGTGGCGGTGGCGGAGGAGATGTAGGTGGCGGTGGCGGTGCAGGTGGATTGCGTTCTACTGTAACCGCAACGGGAGGTGGTGGTTCACTAGAATCTCCTATTTCTGTCACTGCTCAAAATTATGTAGTAACTGTTGGAGCAGGTGGTGCTGGTGGCACTCAAGCCGTTGGCAATCAAGGTAGTAATTCTAGTTTTTCAACTATTACATCCTTAGGTGGTGGTTTTGGTGGTCGTGCTAGTAACGCTGGTAGCACAGGTGGATCTGGTGGAGGCGGTAGCGGTAGAGGAAATGTGACAGGATTTGTCGGCGCAGCAGGCTCTGGTACAACTAATCAAGGTCGTGCTGGTGGAACTGGTGCTGGTGATAGTAGTGTTAATGGACAAAGTGGTGGCGGTGGCGGTGGTGCAAGTACGGCTGGTACTAACGGTTCAGTAGGAAATGGTGGTAATGGTGGTGCTGGTGTAGCCGTTTCAATTACTGGTTCATCTGTTACTTATGCAGGCGGTGGTGCAGGTCCAGTTTACACCCCAGGAAATAACGGTTCTGCAGGAGCAGGCGGTGGTGGTGCTGTTGGTGGTAGTGGAACTCCAAATACAGGCGGCGGTGGTGGTGGTGCAATAGGTGGCTCTACAACTGGTGGTGCTGGTGGTTCAGGAATTGTTATTATTAGGTATCCAGTGTTGTAATGATGTATAATAGACAAAGGAGGCAATAATGTCAGAAGAAGTGTTAAACAAAATGATTATTGATGTTCAAACAGGAGAGCAATTTATTGTTGCTTATACCGCTGCAGAGATTGCACAGCGTGATCAAGATGTTGCTGCTTATGAAGAATGGGAAGCAGCAAGACTTGCAGAGCAAGAAAGAATTGAAGCGCTAAAAGTTTCAGCAAGAGCAAAACTTGCAGCAGGAGAACCTTTAACAGAAGAAGAAGCGGGAGTGATGATTCCATAATGGCACACTTTGCAGAAGTAGACGAAAACAATATTGTTACTCGTGTCCTTGTAGTTCCTAATGCTATGGAATACCGTGGACAAGAATATATGGCTGATGACCTAGGTCTTGGCGGTACTTGGATTCAAACCAGTTATAACGCTAACTTTAGATATAACTATGCAGGACAAGGTTTTCTTTGGGATCCAGAATTTGGAGATGACGGAGCATTTATTGCACCTAAGCCTTTTGACTCTTGGACACTTGATGAAAATGCTCAATGGCAAGCACCTGTTGCTAGGCCTGAAGGAGTATATGTTTGGAATGAAGAAACTTTATCTTGGGACGAGGTAACAGAATAAAATGGCAACAGTAGGTACAACTCCAAGACCAGCATATGTTTATGATGCTCAGACTGATACATGGATTCCAGTAGGGGTTGGACCACACTCACACGCTAACTTTGTAGAGTCTACAGTTATTGATGCTAAGGGTGATTTGCTTGCTGGATCTGCTCCTGATACCGTCGCAAGATTAGGTGTAGGAACAAACGGAACATTTTTAAAGGCTAATTCTGCTACATCAACAGGATTAGAGTGGGGTACAGTAACAGAACCAGACTACACTTCAGACCAAGCAATCTTGGCTGGACAGATCTTCGGATAGGGTATAATAGACAAATGGCTACATTCTCAAAACAAATGCTCTCAGGGAGCACAAACGGAAGAGGAATCCTAGTTGCTCAAACAGCAACAGCAGGAACAACTATTCATACAGCAGTAGCAGGAGGCTCTTCATTTGATGAAGTTTGGCTATATGCTCATAATACTTCTAATGCTTCAGTTAAACTAACTCTTGAGTGGGGTGGAGTATCTTCACCTAATGATCATATTGAGATTACTATTCCTGCAGAAGGCAATGGTTTAGTTCTTGTTGCCCCAGGTATTTTAATTAATAATGGTTTATTGGTCAGGGCATTTGCAGCAACTGGTAACGTAATTAACATTTTTGGTTATGTCAATAGGATTGTATAATGAGTCGTTATGGACAACGCACTAGGCTAAATACAGTTCCAGGAAATAATTCTATAAGCGCTTGGTATGGAACTACTCCAGTACCTACAGCACCGATTGCAGATATTTTGGTTGTCGGTGGCGGTGGCGGTGGAGGATACTCCGATGTGTCAGGATCTCGTGGTGCTGGTGGCGGTGGTGCAGGTGGATATAGACTTTTACAAAATCAGGTTTTAGCAGGCTCATATTCTATAACAGTTGGTGCAGGCGGGGCTGAGTCAACAAAAGGTGTAACATCCACCTTTGGCCCAATATCTTCTACTGGTGGAGGTTATGGAGGTAATGTGCCAAATGTTGCAGCAGGAGGCCCTGGAGGATCTGGTGGAGGATCTGGTGAATATGATGGAACTGCTAATCGTGTTGGTGGCGCAGGAAACCAAGGAGGATATACTCCTGTAGAAGGTTATGCTGGATCAAATAACTATTCTTCTGGTGGAGGAACAGGTGCTGCAGGCGGAGGTGCTACAGGAGTTGGCGGTAATGGAACCTATGCTGGTCAGGCTGTTTCAGGACCAGGGGCAACATCTTCAATAACTGGAACATCTGTTACTTATTCATTAGGTGGTGCAGGTGGTGGTGCAGATACTGGTTCAGCAGGTTCAGCAGGAACGGTTAATACTGGAAATGGTGGCCAAGGTGGAGCAGGAAAACCAAGTCCTTATGCCCGTCAATCTGGAGGTGCTGGAGGATCTGGTATAGTTGTAATTGCATATTTAGATACATATCCACCAATAACAACAATTCCAATTGGTTTAACTTATACACAACCAGCAAGAGCAGGATATCGTGTTTATAGATTTACTCAGGGAACAGGAACGGTAGTTATATAATGGCACATTATGCATTTTTAGATGATAATAATATAGTAGTTGAAGTAATTACAGGTCGTGATGAAGATGAAGTTATCGATGGTATTTCAGACTGGGAAGAATATTATGGAAGTATTAGAAAGCAAAGATGTATAAGAACATCTTATAATGCAAAGATCAATGGATTTAGAAAAAATTATGCAGGCATTGGATATTCTTATGATGAGTTAAGAGATGCTTTTATACCTCCACAAGGATATCTTTCTTGGACTTTAAATGAGGATACCTGCCAATGGGAAGCACCAGAACCATATCCTATAGATGGAAGATTATATACTTGGAACGAAAATCATAAAAATTGGGAAGAAGTGGTATAATAAGATATCATGACAAGAGCCAGAGAACTAGCCGATAACTCCCAGGGTACTAAGCCAAAGGTTATAGATGCCAAGGGTGATTTAATTGCAGGTACCGCTGCAGATACAGCAGCAAAAGTAACTGTTGGTGCTAACGGAACTTTTCTTAAGGCCAACTCGTCACAAACAGCAGGCGTGGAATGGGCGACGGTAGTTACAGATCCACTTCCAACAACATTTTTACTAGGAGGAATGTAACATGCCAAACGTATATAAAGTATTAGGACAGGTAGAAGGTGTAGCATTAAACACTAATCTATACACAGTTCCTTCATCAACAGAAGCAGTGATTTCAACAATTATTATTTGTAATCGTGCTGCTGCAATAAAAACATTTAGAATTATGGTTAGACCAGATAATGAAACTCTTGCAACAAAACATTATATTGCATATGATATTGCCATTGCTGCTAATGATACAACAGCACTCACTCTTGGAATTACAATGAACGCTGCAGATAAACTTGATATTTATTCTTCAGATACAAATCTTACATTTGCAGCATTTGGTTCAGAAATTACGGCTTAGTTATGGCAGTAACAAGATTTAGCCAATCAAGAGTTAGCCAAGGTCTTGCAAAAGGATCTAGGGTTTGGGATCAAGTAACACCATCTAATATTACAGTTGACTATCTTATAGTAGCAGGCGGTGGAGGAACTGGAAGAGGTAATGGAACATCGGGTGGCGGTGGTGCAGGAGGATTACGCTCAACTGTAACGGCAACTGGCCGTGGTGGAGCATTAGAAACTGCTGCAAGTCTTGCAAGAAATATTCCTTTTACAATAACTGTAGGTGGCGGTGGTGCTGGTAGCACGGATTCAAGAGGAACAAATGGAAACAACTCCTCAATGATTGGTGATACTGTTTCTATAACATCACTTGGTGGTGGAGGATCTGGAGGACCAAATCCAGTTCAAAGTGGATTATCTGGTGGCTCAGGTGGCGGTGGTGGTGAACAATTAGGAATTTATGGTGTAGGTGGAGCAGGCACAACTGGCCAAGGATATGACGGTAGTCAAGGTGGTGGCTCACCCGCATACCGATCTGGCGGCGGTGGAGGTGCTGGTGCTAACGGTAGTTCTGTTAATGCTAATGGTGGTATAGGTGTACAGATAACTGATTTTGCAACACCCACAAGCACTGGTGCCAATAGTGGTTATTATGCAGGTGGCGGTGGCGGTGGTGGTGGTACAGGTGGAACTGGTGGTCTTGGCGGTGGAGGAACTGGCTCTTCTACTGGAACAGGTCAAACTAACGGATCAACTAATACTGGTGGTGGAGCAGGTGGTGCTTATGTTTCTAACGGATCAACAGGTGGATCAGGAATTGTTCTTATCCGTTATCCAGGTTCGCAAGTTGCTTATGGTGGAACAGTAAATACAACTGGTGGATATACTTACCATAAGTTTTTATCATCAAGCGTTTTTTATACTGGGTTGGCATTGCCCGTTAGCGGTGCAAGCCTTTGGCTTGATGCATCTGACGATACAAGGATTAGTTTTTCTGGTTCTAATGTAACTAATTGGTTAGACAAAAGCGGTAACGGTCATAACTTTACTGCTCCTTCTGGTAAAGAACCTTTGTATGTAACAAATCTTCAAAATGGATTGCCAGGAATAAGATTTTTTCCTTCTAGTGCTATCAAATATTTAACAAACACATCTCTAAGCAACTGGTCAGAAAACACCTTTACAGCATTTTTTGTTTTTAATTCTACATCAAGTGCTGGTAACTATCCTGCACTTCTTGGAAGAAATAGCCTTACTGCTTTTCAGATGGGTGGAAATAATGCTGGTCCTTCTGCGTTATCAATTTCTAAAATTGGAAATGCAACACAAAACTCTTCACTTTCATATACTGGAACTACTGCTGATGTTGCTGTATATAAAGCAACTGCTGCTTCATCAACAAGTGTAACAGTTCAAACATATAAAAATGGTGTTGCTGCAACTAGCACTATAACACAAGGAACTATAGCCTCTGCTGGAGATAAAAACTCAATAGGAGCAAGTGTTGATGGCGCTGGAGACTCAATGGCTCCTCTGGCATATCTTTGTGAGATTATTCTTTATCCTTCTGCATTATCTGATACAGATAGAAACAAGGTTGAAGGATACCTAAAAGCGAAATGGGGAACTCCATAATGGGTCACTTTGCAAGAATTAATGATGGATTAGTTACTGAAGTAATTGTTGCTCAATCATCAGAGTCGTGTGAGGCAACATACGGTGGCACTTGGATACAAACTTCATATAATACGTATGGCAATAAGTATATGATTGATGGGGAAACAGAAGAGATACAAGAAGAAAATCCAGACTGGGTTGACCTAGGATATTTCAATACTTCTGGTCCAGACAGATACATTGTAAAAACAATACCTAAAAGACCACTACATAAAAACTATGCAGGAATTGGTTTTACATGGGACGGTACTGGATTTGCAGCACCTCAACCATATCCATCTTGGACAAAGGATTCAGATACATATTTATGGGAAGCCCCAACACCTATGCCAGAAGATGGAAATGTTTATATTTGGAATGAAGATTCCTTATCTTGGCAACTTGCAGATATTTAACCTATCTGCTATAATTATAAAACAGTCAAACCAAAGGGGTAAAAATGTCAATTGACTTTGCAGCAATGCTAACAAATGATCAAAAGCGTCAACTGCTAGAGAACCGTATTCAGCAGTTTGCAGCAGAAGCATACCAGTATAGTCTTAATCTTAAGACTGCAGAAGGTATTGAGTCTGAAGTACAAATCGAAGCAGCACAAAAGGCACTAGCAATTCTTGAAGCAGCAATGAAAGTTCATCAAGAAGAACTTGGTAATCTTCCACCTGCTACTGTTTAATTCTCAAATATTGAGACTACTTTAATAAACTTAAAGTCCTACACTAAAGTAACAGTGTAGGCTTTTTGTTTTACGTTTGTTTTACAAAAATAATAGTGCTATAATTGGGAAGTACTTTGAAAAAGTTAAAGTACCCACTCTAAATTTACTTGAAAGGTAATATATATTATGTCAGATTTTTTCTCGTTTCGTCTAGTTGATGACTTCATTACAAAATATTCAGAAGTCCCAGCACCATTTGGATTCACAGATGCAGGAGGCAACTCTCTTGGAGAAATCACATTTATTAGAACTTATTCTCGTGTAAAGGAAGACGGTACAAAGGAAAAGTGGTATGAGGTTTGTCGTCGTGTAATCGAGGGTATGTACTCAGTTCAGAAGAACCACGCTAAAGAGAATCGTCTACCATGGAATGATAATAAGGCTCAGAAGTCTGCTCAGGAAGCATTCCAGAGAATGTTTGAATTGAAGTGGACACCTCCAGGTCGTGGACTCTGGGCATTTGGAACTCCTATGACTATGGAGAAACGTAACTCTGCTTCCCTTCAAAACTGTGCAATGGTTTCTACTCGTGACCTTGATCGTAATGACCCAGGTGCTCTATTTGCCTGGACAATGGATGCCTTGATGCTTGGTATCGGAGTAGGGTTTGATACAGTTGGTGCTGAAAAGGCTATGCCTATCTATGCTCCAACAGAACCAGCCTCTATCTATGAAATCCCAGATACTCGTGAGGGCTGGGTAGAGTCTGTTAGATTACTTATTAATTCATTCCTTCGTCAGAACCAGCCAGTTCAGGAGTTCAACTATGATCTCATACGTCCTCTAGGAGCACCTATTAAGGGCTTTGGTGGGGTCGCCAGCGGTCCAGCACCACTTATTGATCTACATACACGCATTCGCAAAGTTATCGGTTCTAGAGCAGGAGAACTACTTGATGCTCGTGCTATTGTAGACATTGTTAATCTTATTGGTACTTGCGTAGTATCAGGAAATGTTCGTCGTTCTGCTACCCTTGCACTTGGAGCAGCAGACGATGTTGACTTTATGAATCTTAAAAATGCAGAAGCATTTCCAGAGCGCAACTCGTTTGATCCAGAGAACCCAGGATGGGCGTGGATGTCAAACAATTCAATTTCAGCAACAGTCGGAACAAAATATGAAGACTATGTTGATGTGATTTCTGATAACGGAGAGCCAGGCTTTATCTGGCTTGATGTTGCTAGAAACTTTGGTCGTCTTGCAGATCCAGCAGATGGTAAGGACTATCGTGTGATGGGCTTTAATCCGTGTGCAGAGCAGCCATTGGAGTCGTACGAACTTTGTACTCTCGTTGAGGTACATCTTAATCGACACGAATCCAAGGAGGACTTTCTCAAGACACTGAAGTTTGCTTATCTTTATGGAAAGACTGTAACTCTTATGCCAACACACTGGCAAGTTACAAACGGTATTATGCAGCGCAACCGCCGTATTGGTACATCTCTTACAGGCATTGCATCATTTGCAGATACCAATGGTTTGCCAACTACTCGTGAGTGGATGGACGAAGGGTACAACAAGATTCGTCACTATGACAAGCAGTACTCAGAATGGTTATGCGTTCGTGAATCAATTCGTGTAACAACAGTTAAGCCATCAGGATCTGTATCACTTCTTTCTGGTGCTACCCCTGGAGTTCACTGGGGTCCTGGAGGAGAGTTCTTCCTTCGTGCTATTCGTTTTGGTGAGACAGACCCAATGCTTCATTTGTTTAAAGCAGCGGGGTATAAGATTGAGCCAGACCTTGTATCAGCAAATACATCAGTAGTCTACTTCCCAGTACACTCAGGACACCCACGTTCTGAGAAGGATGTAAGTATGTTTGAGAAGATTGGTTTGGCAGCAACTGCTCAGAAGTACTGGTCAGATAATGGTGTTTCTGTAACGCTATCATTTGACAAGGAAACAGAGTCTAAGTTTATTGCTCCTGCTCTTCATATGTACGAGGGACAGTTAAAGGCAGTCTCATTCCTTCCAATGGGCAATAAGACATATCCTCAGCAGCCTTATACTCAGATTACCAAGGATGAATACAACGACTATATTGGAAAGATTGCTAAGATTAATTGGAATGCTATCTACGATGGAGTCGAAAATCTTGATGCTCAGGGCGAAGCCTACTGCACAACAGATGCTTGTGAGTTAAAAGTTTTATAAGCCTCTACTATGGTAAAATAAGGTAGGAGACATATGACTACCCAATCTAACCTATACGTAGAAAAAATTAACTCAGAGCATCCCTTGGCTGTTTGGATGCTCAACGAGAGGGTAGACTATCTATCTACAATTAGCGAAGTTCAAAGAAGGCTAGATTCCTCTGGTCAATGGACTTTGACTAATGCTACCGCAACTCAGGAAGATCCAATTCCAGAAACAACTCCTATCAAGAGCAGTCTTGTTAGTAGGCTTTCGGGGTCTGTTCCAACATCTTCTCCTATGGAGATTGAGGCTGTAAGTGCTTATAATATTAACCTTAGCAATTTAGATAGATCGTTGGCTAGTTGGGCTATTGGTTTTAACATTTATTTTGATAACCCATATGCTGAAACAATTCAGTATGGATATCAATATTATGATTCCGTAACTTCAACTACCATAGATGTTTTACAGAGTGTTGTACTATCTTCTTTGGATGCAAATACTTGGCAGTTTTATTCAAACACATTTGAACTTCCGCCAGTTGGGGCAACAGCAATCAAGTTAGTGATTAGAATTAGCGTTGTGTCTGGCGGAGGTATTAATGACTATGACTTTCTTATCAATGGGTTAAGTGTTGGTCAGTGGTCAGAAGATTTTAATAAAAATTCTGTTGGTGTAAGAGCATCAGCCATGCCATCTGATATTGCATTGCCTTCATCTCTAAAAGTTATTGATGCCGTTCCTTACGGAGCGTCTACACTAAATGGATACTACTTAGCAAATAACTCAAACCTGTTTGCAAAGTATTTTGGTATTCCACTTGTATATGGCTCATCAAATGTAACTAAGATTTTTGATAATGTTATCTCTGGAGTCAACTATCCATCCATTATTTTGCCAGGGTACGGATTCTTAAATGATCGTGGTAGATATAATGACTATACAGCAGAAATGTGGATAAGAGTAAGTTCAGATACCTTGGAGCCTAAAAAGATATTTGGCCCAATATCTTCAAATGATGGTTTATATGTTGAAGGTGGATTCCTTACTATTGTAGTTGGGGATAACTATAAATCTCACTATGTTGGTGAATGGCATAGACCTATGCTTATTCATATTAGAATCATTAAAGATACTGTAACGCTAGTCTTAAATGGCGAAGAAGTTGCAGAAATCCCATTTGATCAAACAAACATCGGTCTACCATCTGAATTTGATGGCACTGGTAAAAGCCAAGACTGGTTAGGATTCTACGCATACGCAGATGTATATCCAATTGATATTGATTCTTTTTCTATTTACTCATATGCTGTTCCTACCACGGTAGCAAAAAGAAGATGGGTATGGGGCCAGGCAGTTGTAGCACCAGAAACAACTAATGCATCTCTTAATGGAACTACAGTGTTTAATGATTACTCTTTTGCTGATTACGCTGTTAACTATAACTATCCAGATTTTGCAACTTGGAGACAAGCATTCTTTAGCAACCTAGAAGCCTCTTCAAAGTTCTTAACTCTTCCAGATTATAAACTGCCTGAGTTTTCTCTTGGCTCAAAAACTAGCCAAGAGTGGTTTGACCAAATGCAGTCTGCAGAGTCTTCTGCAACAGATAAGTACTTTACATTTAGACCTAACTCTGGATGGAGTACTACACTTGGCTTTATGTTCTTTGAAAGTCTTGGTGTTCTTAGTGAGACTGTAGAAAGCCTGTATGGTGTTTTTGAAACTGACGGAACAGCAGTAAATCAGGTGCTATTTAAAATAGATAATAAGATCACAAAAGATTCTTTAACTGCACAGATTAATGGAAATACCCTATCATATAGGTTCTTGTCTTCAGGGGTAAATACGTTAATACAGGAGCACACAGTCTCATCAAATACAAAATTTACAGCAGGAATTAATATCAAAAATCTATCCAGCCAACCTATTATAGGTATCAACAGATTCTTTACTAATCAATCCAACCTTACAGTTCTTGTAGCAGGAGATAAAGTAACAACCTTTACAGGTAAGGTTTATAGATTTGGATTTGACGCATCATATAACAACCGAAAGATCTCTTCTAAGTATGACCAAGAAGGCCTTTTCCTACATTCATCAACCGTAGCAACACAAATGCTTGCACATACTGCCAACTATACACTTAAGGTTATTGAAAAATATGGCTTGATGTTTGCAGACATTGCTGTATCTGGATACTGGGAAGACTATATGCCTTTGTCTTATTTTGCAAAGTATACAGAAGATTATGATGGAAATCGATTCTATGATGTAGACTCTATTCAGTTTAACCTAGACTTTCCTGAGCCACTTGAAACAAAATCTTTAGAGTCCACTTCATCCTGGACATATTCAGATTTAGCAATTCGATACTCTTCACCAATCCAACAGACATATGCATCCCTAGATAATAACTTTTATAGCGGTTGGGATAACTATGAAGATATGTCTCAAGACTCAGACAAGTACTATTATTATGACACCGAAAGAAGCGCTGTTAGATCTTACATTTCATTCCAGTATACAAATGATGGAGCAAATACTAATCTAGTCGACTTCCCAAATTTTGCTACTGCTAGAGTTAAGGGAACAGCAGATCCAGCCCTCATTTCTGGTAACTGGGAAGATACTGCTTACGAGGTTATAGATGGAACTATTATTTATCCACCAACGAAGGATAGACAAAATAACTCTGTAGACTTTAATGACATTGCTTTGGTTTATCACTTAGACTTTAATTCGGAAGGAATTCTTCATCACCCAGTCAAGTTTAGAAAACTACAACTTGCTTCTCAGGTTCTTGAAAGAAAGCAGTTCACAGAGATTGGAACAAAGTTTGGTGTTCCAGTTTATCCGTATAAGAAGACTGGTATTTACTATGACTTTAAAGGCAAGAACCCTATTTCAACATATAAGGGTAGCACCCCTTATCTTTACTTAAACAAGCACTCTGGTTGGAGAATTCAAGGGGATTTCTCAGAAGTAACTGAAAGAGGTATCTCTATTCCAGTAAACGTACAAAAGGGACTTGGTACAGAAGTTAGTACGATTCAGATGTGGGCAAAGTTTGCCAATAGAGTATTTCCTACAGGAGCAATGCTAATCTTATCTGTTGATCATAAGAACGGAATTTATGACTTCTATTTACAGGGTGATGCTAGTGGTCAGCGTGGCTACGTATACGCAGTCAATAGACTTACAAATGCAATAATTGACACGGTTCAGTATTATGTAAATGGTCAGTCTGTTCAAACACCTTACCTAACAAATGAAGAGTGGACTGTTTTGTCCATAGCCTTTACAGATTTGCTTAGTTTTGACCAGTACACAGGTCGAATTAATCTAAATGGACCATTAACCTATAATAATGTCTCTTACTACCTTGCTACTAACCTTGAGCAGAACCAGCGTGTTCAGGTTAGAACTTGGGGAGATATTAAAGACGATGGCACCCCAAGGCTCTGGGATTACTGGGAGAACGCTTACACCTGGAACGAAGTTAAGATTGTTAATACAATTAATCTTTATTCTATTGATCCAACTATTATTTATGACAAGTATATGGGCACAAATAGAATTATTGTAGACGATGAAGTAGATGGAATTTCGGTTGCGCCAGAGGATGTTCGTGTTTATAACGATGTAACGTGGTCAACTACAACCAAGATAGCGGTATAACATGGTATACTAATGGTTATGGATTCTTTAATTAACCCCAAAACTGGTAAACCAATTGTAAGCAATGTTAGACGTAAAGTCATCGAGAAGCATTATGACTGGGGTCTATACGTATATAAGAAAGCAGACGGAAAGTACTTCACAGATGGAACAGGTTCTGTTCTAAACATTGAGTCAATGCGTGGAGATATTTCTAAGATTGCAGAACTAAAAACAGCAGCAAGACACTACGGAGATCCAGGGGATGGATCGGTTGTGTTTGTTCCTGGATTAACTAGAATTTCAGAAGAAGAATATTCTGAGCAAAAAGATAGAATGCAGCAAGGTCTTATCCCGTCAATGAATGACTTGGGCGCATGGCATGCAGCACAACAAACTTATGATAGGTATGGAAGCGATGACTAACGAGTATCCAATTCAGGCAAAGTTAAATACACAGGAAAAAGAAGATAGCATCTTCAAGAGTCAAGATCCATTCAACAAGTCCTGGGAAGAGTTAAAAGATTTAAGCGGTATCAATACAAACTTCAAAAGAAGAACTGGAAGACTAGCAAACAAAGCAGTAGGAGATCCAGCATATCTTGATGCAGCAAATGCAATGCCATCTGGAGCAGATTCATCATCTAAGCAGATCAATCCTGGAACTGTATATCGTAATGGTTATGGTTTATTTGATGTAATTACACCTCCATACAATATGTACGAGTTGGCTAACTTCTATGACACATCTTTTGCTAACCACGCAGCAATTGATGCAAAGGTAGAAAATATTGTAGGACTTGGATATAGATTTGATATTACAGATAGTACATCTTTAAGATTTGAAACTTCAGAAGATCCAGAAAAGGTTATGCGTGCCCGTAAGCGCATTGAAAGAATGAAAATCGAACTTCGTGACTGGCTTGAAAGTCTTAACGATGATGATAGTTTTACTAAGACAATGGAAAAGGTTTATACAGACCTTGAGGCTACAGGCAACGGTTTCCTAGAAGTCGGAAGAACAACAGATGGACAAATCGGATATATCGGACATATCCCAGCAACCACTGTTCGTGTTCGTAGACTTCACGATGGTTTCTTGCAAATCATTGGTCAGTATGTTGTTTACTTTAGAAACTTTGGGGCAAACAACCAAAATCCAGTAACCAACGATCCAAGACCTAACGAGATTATTCATATTAAGGAATACTCACCCTTAAATACATTCTATGGAGTTCCAGATATCGTGGCTGCTATGCCATCTCTTATCGGAGATCAACTTGCTTCACAATATAATATTGACTACTTTGAAAACAAAGCAGTTCCAAGATACATCATTACCCTAAAGGGTGCACAACTTTCTGGTGATTCAGAAGACAAGATGTTCAGATTCCTTCAGACTGGGCTTAAGTCTCAGTCACACAGAACTCTATACATCCCGCTTCCTGGAGACACCGACCAGAACAAGGTCGAGTTTAAGATGGAGCCAATTGAAAACGGTATCCAAGATGGCTCATTTAAAGAGTATCGTAAGCAGAACCGTGATGATATTCTTATTGCTCATCAGGTCCCTATCTCTAAACTTGGTGGAGCAGATTCTGGTTTGGCTGCTGCACTATCTCAGGACCGCACCTTTAAAGAGCAGGTTGCTCGTCCAGCACAGCATCACCTTGAAAAGGTAATCAGCAAGATTATTCGTGAGAAGACAGATATCCTTGAACTTAAGTTTAATGAACTTACCCTCACAGACGAGATTGCACAAGCCCAGATTCTTGAAAAATATGTCAAGTCTCAGATCATGCTTCCTAACGAGGCTCGTGAGATTCTTGATCTTCCTCAAAGAGATGGTGGAGACGCTCCTCTAGAGATGACGGCAAGAGCAGCAGCAGACGCTAATGCAAATGCTTCTGGAAATAGAGCACGGGATACAGAAAGACAGAACAACCAATCTGATAGCCCAACAACCATATCTGGAAGAAATGCACAAGGAGAAGGAAGAGCATCTCAATAGTTGAGAAACATACATAAATGTTTGGTATAATAGATACGATATGTTAATAAACAAAGCACACTGGACGACTTCAGGCGACAACGTACGTCTATCAATGCCTATTGGCAAAGTAGATGTAGAGCGCAGAATGGTTTCTGGTTTTGCAACTTTAGATAATATTGACAAGCAAGATGACATTGTTGATACTAAAGCAAGCCTTGAGGCTTTTAAGAATTTCCGTGGTAACCTTCGTGAGATGCATCAGCCTTCAGCAGTTGGCAAGATTGTTTCATTTAAAGAAGATCGTTACTTTGATCCAAACACAAAGAAGTTTTACTCTGGAGTTTATGTATCAGCATACGTTTCTAAGGGTGCACAGAATGCTTGGGAAAAAGTTCTAGACGGAACATACACAGGTTTCTCAATTGGTGGAAACATTAAGTCTTGGGATGATGCATTTAATGAAGAGATGGACAAGAGCATTCGTGTTATCAAAGAGTATGAACTTTTTGAGTTGTCACTTGTTGATAGTCCAGCAAATCAATTTGCAAATATTGTTTCTATTGAGAAGCAAGACGGACATAATGTTATTGATGGAATGCTCTCAAAGGTTGAGACAGAAAATATTTTTTGGGATGCAGATACTGGCCTTGTAATGGTTTCAGATTCAGAATCACAGGTTAGCCCATCAACACAAAAGCAAATGCAAAACATCGGTTTCGTTGAAAAAAACGATAGTGAAAAAGCAGAAATGATAAAATTCTTAGTCGATAGTGCTAAAGGCATTAACACTTCTAAGATTAACAAGGAGGTAATACCAATGACAGAAGCAACAGAGGCATCAGTAGATGCAGTAGTTGAAAATGTAGAGGTCACTCCAGAGGCACAGCCAGCAGTTGAAGAAGTTGCAGTAGCAACAGATGCACCTGCAGTCGCTGAAGAAGCCCCAGTTGCTGAAGAGGCACCTGTAGCAGATACAGTCGATGGTGGTGCAGATTCTCCTGTTGCAGAAGCAGCAGTAGAAGAAGAGAAGCCAGAAGAAGCAGCACCTGCAGCAGCAGATGTTGTTGAAACAATTAATGATGAAGTTGCTAAGGCAATTGCAGACATTAAGGATTCTCTTAATAATGCCTTTGGCGATCTTGCTGCAACCGTTAAGTCTCTTCATGAGCAGGTATCAGCAGTAACGAAGTCTCTTGATAATGTAACAGGTGAGGTTAACAACATCAAGGGTAACTTTAATGAGTTTGGCAAGCGAGTAGATGCCGTAGTTGCAGACACCGCTTTCCGCAAGTCTGGCGATCTAGGCGAGATCGTGCAGTTTGAGCCTGTAAAGGTTCAGAAATCCCTATGGGGCGGTCGTTTCCTCACATCTACCGACCTATTAAACTAAGATATAAAATCACTAGGAGGTGAACAATATGTCGGAACAAAATACAGAGATCGTAAAGAATTATCCTGGATCCCCAACTGAATCACACGCCCACAACGGCGATGGTTCTTTTGCGTCTGGAGCAATCGGTGGTGCAACAACCACAGATGCTAACGGTAATCTTACACCCGCTGCTTCGCTTGGCAACATCGCTACAGCGAACTTCGGAACAACTTCTGGAGCAAACGCTGTAAATCCAACTGGAACACCAGGTGGTATTCTTGCACCAGAGCAGGCTCGTCGCTTCATCGACTACGTGTGGGATGCAACAGTTCTCGCCAAGGATGGTCGTAAAGTAACAATGCGTGCTAACACTATGGAACTTGAGAAAGTTAACGTAGGAGAGCGTGTAATCCGTGCTGCTGCTCAGGCACAGCCAGATTTCACAAACGCTGGTGCAACATTCAGCAAGGTTGAATTGACTACAAAGAAGATTCGTCTTGACTGGGAAGTTTCATCAGAAGCACTTGAAGATAATATTGAAGGTGGAGCACTTGAGGATCATCTAGTTCGCTTGATGACCAACGCTTTCGCTAACGATATCGAAGACCTTGCTATTAATGGCGATGGTGCAACAGGCAACTTCCTTTCAATCATGGATGGATTTGTCAACAAGGTCACAGATGGTTCAGATGCTCACGAAGCAGTTGTAACCGTATCTGATGACAACTGGACAACAGCAGCGATGCAGGATATCATCTTGGCTTTGCCACGTAAGTATCGTGCACTCAAGGCTGGTCTAAAATTCTATGCTGGTACAGATGCATTCCAGGGAATCGTTAAGAATAACGGTACACTTGCAGATGCAATCGCAGAAGCCTTTGTTAACAAGGGTCCAGGCACAGAAGCAAACCGTCAGTCATACCTTGATGGTAACGCACAGACATTCGGTGGAGCACGTACAACTCGTGTTCTCGGAATTGATGTAATGGAAGTTCCTTACTACCCTGCAGGATATGTCGACTTGACATTCCCACAGAACCGTGTATGGGGATTCCAGAGAGATATCACAGTAAATCGTGAATACGTTGCTAAGAAGGACACAATCGAATACACAGTATTCGTTCGTTTTGGCGTACAGTGGGAAGAACTCGATGCAGTCGCTTATGCGGATGCAGCATCAGATTCCTAATCTGTAACCAACTTAGAGGGGGAGTAGACTAAACATCTGCTCCCCTTCTTCACATTCTGGTATAATAACTTAGGAGGATAAATGTCTATCATTGAAGAATTATCAAACAAAACAGTCTTTGAGTTAAAGTCTTATGCCAAGGCAAAGAACATTGACATTTATGGATCTAAGACTAAACTAGAGATCTTAGAGGTTATTGCTAGTTGGATTCCAAAAGATGAACTAGAGCCAGTAGTATCAACAAAACCAGTTGTTGAGAAGGTAGCCGTATACTCAACACGTAATCTTCACTGGAGTGGAGTAGGCGCACTCAAGATAGGCTATAACATAATTCCTGCAAAAGATGCAGACAAATGGGCAACTCACAAGGCAGTTCGCATTGCGACTCCTGAAGAAGTAGCCAGTTACTATGGTAAATAATGTTAGTACTTAGACTTCCCCCATACCCAATCTCAATCACATATACAGTGCCAGATACAAATACGCCATATATGTTTGTTATTGAAGATACAGAAAACCAGATAATTTTTGAAAATGGTGTAACATCAAATATGGCTTCAAAGGTTACACTAGAACTTTCACCAGAATTTTCTAAGTATGACAAGTCTTATTCTCTCGCCATCTTTGAAGTCATTGATGAAGGTGTTCTTGCAGATGAGCCAGTTGTAGAAGATAACCTAGATATAGCCAGACCATATATTGATCCAAAGACTCTTGCTACAGGAGCAACAGATATTGCTGCCTACACACAGTATGAGTCTCTTGCTAGAGCAATCATTGACTCATTTACTGGTGGCTTCTATTTAAATAAGACATATATGGAAGTTGTTGGACAAGGAACAGATTATGTTCCGCTTTGGGATAGAACACATAAAATTTTGAAGGTATACGAGAATGCTGAACTAGTCTATGACTCATCATTACAGGTTCCAGCAATTGGTAACTATAACTACCTTATAACAAAAGATAAGACAGCGATAACCAAAGATCCAGTTCAGCCTACAGATTCTTTGAATCGTGCTGAGAGAAGGTACTCACGAATTCCAGTTGCTCCATCAGACTCTATCAGCATGTTTGATACAGAAGACAGTGGAAACACAGCAACCATCGTTCCTGGTGTAGGATTTCCTGAAGGAGCAGATTACATCTTCCAGTTAGAGACTGGATACAGAGTAGTTCCTTATGACATTAAAGATGCAACAGAAATTCTTATTGAAGATATCCGATGTGGCAAATTAGATTATTACAAGAGATATGTCAAGATCTATGAAACAGATCAGTTTAAGATTGACTTTGATACAAAGCAATTTGATGGAACAGGCAACATCCTTGTAGATAAGATTTTGAGCAGATATACAAACTCAACTCCAAGACTTAGGATTTTATAATGCAAGAGTGCGATGACTGCACCGATTTCATTTATCCAATGAGGGCAGACTTATACTACCCTATCCTTACCCAGACTGAATACGGTCAAGCAAGCAAGGAGTGGGTATTTGATAGAGTTATTGTTTTAAACGCTACGCCCGTTGGTGGACTAAGCAAAGAAGAAATATCTCCAGCCGCTTTTCTTCAGTATGAGAATAAATTAATTGGTCGAGTAAAAAAAGATCCTAGAGTATCTTCCAATGAGGTAAATAATGCAATTACAAACATTCTTATTGCAAATATACGAAACGGCTATGACGAATTAATCTATAAAGAGACTGCTGGCCCACGAAGCGGTAGAGGCACCATCTATGAATTAGGTACAGTAGAACCAATGACAGGACCTTTTGGAACCGTAGAGTACTTTAAAATGCTTCTGCGTAGGACTGAAAATCAATCAGTAGGAGACTAATGAGAGCCGTATTTGAAGCAAAGGCTTTTCAGAAACAATTAAATAATATTGTTGAATACTCCATAGGATTTTTAGACGGGGCAAAAAATGGTAAGAAGGTTCTTCTTGACAATATTGCCAAAGGAACTGTGCCTACCCTAGAGAACTATATCGATATTGAGGCAAGGTCAAACCCAGAAGCGTTACATCATATTTACGAGTGGTATCAGACTGGATCTCCGAATGCAAGATTATTTAATATAACTTACACAATCAGCAATTTAGGATTAACATTTAATTCTAACTTTAGACAATCTCAATCTTTAGCAGATGGTGCTTTAACTCCGTTTGCATCAAAGGCCAAAGTAATGGAAGATGGAAGAACTGTCATAATCAAACCACGTAATGGACAGGTGCTGGCATTTGAAAGTGATGGAGAAATGGTCTACACAAAAAAGAATGTTATTGTTCTTAATCCTGGAGGAGATGAAGTAGAGGGTGCTTATGAAAGAGTATTTGACGAATTCTTTAAGGTTTACTTTACACAGGCTTTTCTAAGATCAAGCGGGATAATGAAATACCTAAGTAACCCCACAGCCTATAAGAATAACCTTGCTGCTGGCTCTAGGGCTGGAAGAAGTAAAGGTTTGGACACTGGATTTAAGTGGATTGCCAATGCAAAGATTGGTGTAGAATAGAGACATGCCTGAGTTAAATATCTCCGAAGAAACATCTTTCCCACCTGCAATTTTGAATGGGTATATCTTGGCTCAACTAGATCGGTTTGGGATTACTAACAGTACAGTTAGTCAAATGAATCCTATATTCCCTACAACCCCAGGGAACATAGATGAGGTATTCAAGAATTACATTGATGCTCCTAATATCCAAGATCCACTATTTATACAATACGAAACCCTAGCAAGATTAAGAACATCACCCTTTTACCCAAAAAAGACTGAGCAGTTGGTTTACTATGTTTACACAACCAATCAGTCTAAACTAATGGATGCTATGAGAGTAATAAAGGCAGCCTTAGATCGTGAAGACGCTTCAGCACAAGATGTAAACAAGTGGGCACAAAATTCATATCCAAACACGATTACAGCATCATTCCACTACACACGGGTTTTCCACATAGACGAGAGTAGGGACCTTCTAGAACTGGGGTCTGCCAGAACGGTATTTAAGAATAAGATTATTATTCAATATTGCTACCATGCCAAAGATCCCCTAGACTCCCTATATAATTAAAAACACTGTTATAATAATACAGAGGAAACAAACGCCAAACAACTTAATATCTATCTTGAGAAAGAGGTGAAAATATGGCATATAGTCGTGGTTCGTCATCCAACATTATCGTTGGTGCTGCAGCAATGTTCGTTGCAGACACTACTTTGACTCCAGGCACACTGGAGACATTCGTAGGAACAGAATCTTTCAGAGACACACTCTCTGACGATGCAACTTACACAAACGTAGGTTACACCATGAACGGTCTTGAACTGCAGTTCCAACCAGACTTCGGTGAAGTTCAGGTTGACCAGATTCTTGACGTTGCAAAACTATACAAGCAGGGTATGCAGGTTAATCTTGCAACTGCTTTCGCTGAAGCAACACTAGAAAATCTTCTACTTGCTTTAGCATTCAGCGATGACCAACTTACAGGTACAAAGGGAACTTCAAACGGACAGGTTATGAACCTATCTGCTGGAGAACTTGGTGAGTGCCCAGTTGAGCGTGGTATCGTTGCAGTAGGTCCAGGAACAGGTGATTGCGCTAACTCTGCAACAGTAGAGCGTGTATACACAGCATACCGTGCACTTTCAATCGAAAATGTTACTGTATCTGCAAAGCGTGATGAGGCTTCAATGTTTGAAGTATCATTCCGTCTCCTTCCAGAGGACGTATCTGGTTCATACGGTAAGATCGTAGATCGTACCTTCGCACCAGCATCATAATTTAATAAATTATACGACAGGCCCATCTCTTCGGAGGTGGGCTTTGTTGTTTTATGGTAGACTTGTATTCGGGGATATATGGCTACAGAAATATATAAGACGGGTGTAATTTATCTTATTGATGGGACAGAGATCGAACTGTCACCTCTTAAGATTAAATACCTGCGTGAGTTTATGGTCAAGTTTGAAGATATGAAAGATGTCGTTACAAACGAAGAAGCCATGAATGTATTATCAGCCTGTGCTGCAGTATGTATGAAGCAGTTCTATCCATCAATAAAAACTGTTGAAGAACTACAGGATAGTATGGATATGCCAACAGTTTACAAAATCTTAGAACTAACAGCAAACATCAAAATTAACAAAGACTCTGAAGAGCCAGTCAAAGAGCAAGCAGAATCATCTAAAAATGAGGGTATGTCCTGGGATGAACTAGACTTGGCAAAGTTAGAGTCTGAGGTATTTTTGCTGGGCATATGGAAAGACTATGACGAACTAGAAAGATCTCTATGTATGTCAGAACTGATTAGCATTTTAGGTGCTAAGCGTGACTCAGAGTATGAAGACAAAAAGTTTCTTGCAGCCATCCAGGGTATTGACTTAGACAAAAACTCTGGAGAAAAGAAAGGTCAGCAAGAATGGGAAGACATGAAGGCTAGAGTCTTCAGTAGAGGTCAGGCAACTGACAGTAAAGATGTACTTGCTTTACAGGGCGCAACTGCTCAGAAAGCAGGGTTTGGAATTGGTATGGGGCTGGATTATGAAGATGCTAGAGATCCAAGCGTTATGCTATAATTGACAATGTAACCTAATAGGAGGAAATATAATAATGTCTACAACCGTACACGAAAAAAGAGAACTCGCACTAATGGATGGCACAAAGTTTGAAGTGAAGCCACTTAAGATTTCTTTGCTAAAGCCATTTATGAGTAAGTTTCAGGAACTGTCTGCAGTAGCAGATGATAATGAAAAATCTATGGATATTTTGCTAGACTGTGTTCAGATTGCATTTAAGCAATTCTTGCCACTTCTTGCAGATAATCGTCCAGCAATTGAAGAGAACCTAGATCTGCCAACAGTTTATGCAATTGTTGACGCAGCCTCTGGAATTTCATTAAGCGCAGCAACAGATTTACTACCTAGCATGAAGTAGAGGATAAAAGTTGGAAGACGTAAATGCCAATATTCACGTAAATCTGGATACAACAGATGCGCTGGCAAGTTTACGTCGACTACAAGCAGGCTTAAGTAAGTTTAATCAAGCCTTAACTGTTGGAAATGCTACGGCTGCTGATGCTCAAAAATCTCTTACTGCAAACCTTATGCAGTCGATCAATGCGACTGGTAAGTTTGTAGCAAGTCAGGAAACTGTAGCATCTAGCACCTCAGCATTTACTACAGCGCTTGAAAAAAATAAACTAAGTATGAGGCAGTATGCTAGATTTACTGCTGCTGCTGCTACCCAAAATTCAGGTGTCTTTAAGAATATGTTTGCCCAAGAGAAGCAAATTCTCGGAAGGGCTATGAAAGACAGAGTTAAGATGGTGCAGTCGCAATACATCCAACTCACACAAGCACAAGATGGTTTTGTAAAAACTTTGAAGGTAATGCCAAAGTCATTGGATATGGCTGGCAATCAATTTAGTAGTTATGCAACACGAATGCAGATGGCTGCACAAAGACAGCAGTTCTTAAATCAATTACTAAAACAAGGATCTACAAACCTACTTAACTTTGGTAAGAATACACAGTGGGCTGGTCGCCAACTTATGGTTGGTTTGACCATTCCTCTGGTTACTCTTGGCGCTGCTGCATCTAAGGTATTCCGAGAGATGGAAGAAGCAGTCCTTAAGTTTACTAGAGTATATGGAAATATGACAACAAGTGGTGATGCCACAAATAAGGCTGTTGCTGATATTCAAAGACTGGCTAAAGAGTTTACTAAGTATGGAGTTTCTGCTACAGAAACTGTAGAGATGGCAGCAACTGCTGCAGCAATGGGTCTTACAGGAAGCAATCTTACAGCACAAATAACTTCTGCAACAAAACTTGCAGTGCTTGGACAAGTAGAACAGCAACAGGCTCTTGAGACAACAATCTCCTTGCAAAATGCTTTTGGCATTTCAGCAGAACAATTAGCACAAAAAATTAACTTCCTCAACGCAGTAGAAAACCAAACAGTCCTTTCTATTGAAGATTTAACTATTGCTATTCCAAAGGCTGGACCAGTTGTACAGCAACTAGGTGGATCTGTAGAAGATCTTGCATTCTTTATGACTGCAATGAAAGAAGGCGGAATCAATGCATCAGAAGGTGCTAACGCACTTAAGTCTGGTCTTGCATCATTAATTAACCCAACAAAGAAGACAAGCGAAATGCTTGCAGAGTTTGGTATTAATATCAAGGGTATTGTAGAAGCAAATGCAGGAAACCTAAAGGGTACTGTTATTGGGTTTGCAAATGCACTTGATACACTTGATCCGCTTAACCGTGCTCGTGCTATTGAACAGTTGTTTGGTAAGTTCCAGTTTGCTCGTCTATCTACTTTGTTCTCAAACGTAACAAAAGATAGTTCTCAGGCAGCCAGAGCACTTGGTCTAGCAGGGGCATCAGTAGAAGAACTTGCAATCTTATCTGAACGAGAACTTGGCAAGGTAGAAGATGCAGTTGGAATCAAGTTCCAAAAAACCATAGAAGATCTTAAACTGCAACTTGTACCAATAGGCAAAGCATTCCTTGAAGCCCTAACACCAATTGTTAAGTTTGCTGGAGGAATTCTTGAAAGATTTAATAATCTAAGTGATGGAACAAAGAAGATTATTACAACAATTGTTGGCGTGGTTGCAGGCCTTGGCCCAATCCTTTTAATGACTGTTGGTCTTGTTGCTAACGGAGTTGCTAACTTAATTAAGTTCTTTGCACTTCTTCGTGGTGGAATTGCCAAACTTAATGGACAGAACCAAGTTCTTGGTGGCGGATTTGATTATCTTACAAACGCTGAAACAGAAAACCTTGCAATTTCTAATGCACTTCATACATCGCATAAAGCCTTAATTGAAACCTTTGCTGTTGAAGCAACTGCAGCCACAGCACTTGGTAATGCCTATAGAGGAGCAGCAACTCAAGCACAGGCATTGGCAGCATCTTCTCCAGGATTATTTAATGCAATTCCAGGAGCAAAGGGTGCAGTAAGCGGTCTTCCTCCAAAGAAGTTTGCACAAGGGGGACTGGTTCCAGGAAGCGGTAGCGGAGATACAGTACCCGCAATGCTTACCCCTGGAGAAGTAGTATTAACAAAGGAAACGGTAAAGTCCAACCCAGAACTAGTCAAGGCATTAATGTCTGGCACGGTACAAGGTTTTGAAGAGGGTGGATATGTAAGCCAGGTTGCTGGAAGAGTTTCTACAACAGCAAGTTTTGATGCACAACTTCAAAAAGAACTTGATAGAATTGCAAACTTAACTGCAGCAGAATTAACTAGATACGCAGAGCGTGTTGGAGCAGATACTTCACAAGGGCTTGAAAAGGTAAGAGAAGATTTAACAAGAGAATTTAGAGAACTCGTAGATGGTTTGGCAGAAGAGGCTAGACAAGCAGGAGTTAAGTTAACAAAAGAAAAGTTAACTAGCACAATTGGAGAATACGATCCAGAAGCAGGAAGAAGTTTTGTTGGTTCATATGCACCTCAAAAAGATCAAAATTATGCAACAACTTTTGCACACGCAACAGAATCAGAAAATGTAAATGCACTTGAACTGCTTAAGTCAGGTCAAATTAAAAATGAACAAACCATTGCCGAATTAACACAACTAGTTGCAGCAGCAGAAAAGGCTGGAATTGCAATGCCTATGGTTGGACCAAAGAGTGGTCTTGGATATGATTTATCACAAAGAATAAATACGTCAATGAAGCCAGACCAAAAAGGTGCAGACCCTACAGAGTTTTTAAATGAGTTTGCTCAACGGGGTGCTGAAAAATGGAGAAAGTCTATCAAGATTGGTGGAGGAAACTTTGAAGCGCTAGAAGCAGAGATTACACAATATGACTTGGCAATTCAAGAACAGGTAAGATTGTGGGCAGAAAATAATCCAGGAAAGAAAATTAAAGATTCTGACTTTGAAGTAATTGAGTCTAGCGTACGTGCTGGATTGGCTAAAATTTCTGGAGGACTTAAAGAAGTTCTAGATACAGCAGCAGCAGCAATAACAGAGGTAAGAGTTAATGTTAATAAGCAAACTCGTGCTGCTCTTACCGCTGCAGATCCATCACTTGATCAAACAGTGTTCTCTGGTCGTAAAAAGGGAAGTGGTGCAAGTGGTCAAGTAGGTCCAATCAATAGATCTACTGGTGTTGGAATGTCTGAAACAAATGCTCGTGAAGCAGGATACAGAGAAGGCGTTGCAGCAGTTGATGGTGCAAATAAGGGTGCTGGTACAGCATCACCATCAAAGAAGACAATCAAAACTGGTGAAGAAGTTGGCGATGGCCTTGTTGTTGGAATGAAGTCAAAAGAAGATGATGTTGCAGCAGCAGGTTCAAAACTTGGGACTACTGCTACACAGAGTGCTCAACACGCTGCAAAGAAGGCTTCTCGTGGTGCAAGATCTACTGGACCAATTACTCCAGGATCTCAATATGATGTTGAAAAAACTGAAGGTGGAGTTGTTGTAGACACTATAGCAAAGAATGTTCCACCAATAGAAAAATCTCAGGTAGATACACTTATTGATAAAAACGCAGCACTAAGAGAAGCATCAACATTTGCGGTAGATGAGAATGGTCAAATCATTATGGACCCTGCAACTGGTGCACCAATGACTAAGAAAATTCATACTAAATATAAGCGTGGAATGAGAAAAGAAAAAGTTGGCAAAGTTTCTGGAAAGATGTCAGGTGCACTAGGAACAGCAACAATGGTTGCAGGAATGGCTGGAGCACCTCCACAAGTAACAGCAGCCCTAGGAGCAGCATCAATGCTTGCAGGACTAGCACCAATGATTGCAGGTCTTGGGCCTGGTGGTTTGATCGCTGGAGCAATTGCTGCTACTGCTGGTGGATTGTATATGCTAAATAAATCTGCAGAAAAAGCAGCAAAGGCACAAACAGAATTAGCAAATAAGACACAGATGACTGGAGCAACTCTTAAGTCTATTGGAGAGATGACTGGACAAGTCGGTGCCAGTGAGATTATGGACCGTAGAAGGTCAGAGGGTGTATCTGATCTATATACAACTAACTATGATCGTAAGGGACAACAGTTCGGAACAACCTTCTTAGAGGGTGAGCCTGGAAAGGCTATGGCTGAAGGTTTCTCAGAAAACATAAAGTTAGTTGGAAAAGATCAAGCAGCAAAACAATTTGCCAGCAACCTAGCCTTAGCAGTATCTGATGGAGTAATGACTGCAGTACAGGCATCTGATGTTGCAAGACAGATGGCAATTAAGTTTGGAGATACAACATTACAACCAAAGGTTGAAGGTCAGTTAAATAGACTTATCGGTCCGTATGGAGAAGATCTGCTTAAAGATCCTCTAAACGTAAGAATTAATCTTATTGATGAACAAGCAAACATTGCTGCAGCAACAACAGATCAATTAGCCCAGATGCAAACCGCTTACGGAAATACATTCTTTGGAGACACTGGAGGTGGAGGTTTTGCTGGAACTGCAGAAGGTGCAGACTTTAGTTTTGGAGAACTTTTTGGTCAAACAGAAAATGAAAAGATGGCATCTTTTGGTGCTGCAAGTGGAGTTAACAATGTTGCATCTGCACAAGCACAACTCGATGCATACAATTTGCAGGCAGAAAAGAAAATACAAGAACTTCAAGCGCAAAGATTAATTACTACAGAAAAATCCAAGCAGGCTCAAATAGATGAGCAGATTAAAACTGCACAAGGTGAGCAAGAAGAAGGCGCTCAAAAGATTAGAGACAAAATTGCAGAAACTTTGCAAGACCAGATTGACCTTTTTAATGTTGCTAAGCAAAGAAGTGCTGTAGAGGATGCATTCTTTGATTCGCTAAAGGAATCCGTTAGATTAAAATATAAGGGCACTGCAATGGAAGCCTTTACTGGCACTATGCTAGAAAAGACTGCAGACCTAAAGAGCAAAGAGTTAGAGGTAACAATAAATACAATTGTGGCTTCTGGACAAGTCAACCCAATGATTATGACAGATATGTTAGAAGCATTTACAGGTGATGAAAAAGGTTTATCGAAGATTCTTGATATTGGTGTAAAAACACACGGAGCAGACAAGATTGCTATGCTTATTAACAATCTTGGAGGAGTAAAGAAACCAGAACTTAAGAAAAAGTTAGCCATAGCAATAGCCAAAGGCACAACGAAGGATATGGACAAGATCAATGCAACCTTGACACAACTTCAAACTATGGATCAAAAAGACTTTGATATAAATGTATTTTTAACTAACGATCCTGAAGTTGCTTTGAAGAAGTTAAGAGCGCTACAAAAGCAGTTAGACGCAATTGAAAATGTTCCAGACCCATTAACCAAGGCTATCCAGTTAGAAAATAAAGGTCTTAGTGCAGAGGCTATGGCAGGCATTACTGCAAACTGGGAATATTTTATGTCTCTTCCAGAGACAGTAAGAAAGACTGCTATCCAAACCTATGTTTCAGCATATACAACCGTTAGTGATGATGCAGTTAACGCAAGAATTGCAAAGAAAGTTGCAGCAGCAGGTGGTGCGGGAACAGTTGCAGATTATTACTCAACTGCAGGAGGAAGACAGCAAGTCATTGATGAACTTGCAATGGAAGCAACAAAGCCACAGTATTCTGCAACTCCTCCAGGACCTGCAAAACCAAAGGGTGGCGGTGGAGGCAAAGATGGTGGGGCTAGTGCAAACCCTCTAGACTTCCTTGACTCACTAGCGATGAGAATTAAAAATGTTCGTGATGGAGCATTTGATGCAACTCAACCACTAAAGTCTATGATGGCTGCATTTAATAGTAAGGGTGCACAAAAAGATGCATCCAGAATGTTTAGTATTTTTGACGGACTACAACAAAGAATGTTGAAGTTCAATGTTCCAAAAGAATTTAGAGATGCAATTGCAAGCATGTCTGCAGAAGACTTTACCGCTTTTGCTAGTCTTCCAAAGGGTAAGAACATGTTTACCTACAAACAAAAAGATTCAAAGGGTAAGAAACTTCCAAGAACCAAAGCAAACATAACTGGTCTTACTAAAGAGGGTGAGGCTGTTATGCAAACCTTCCGTGAGGCTCAACTTGGAGAGTTCCAGATAGTTCAAGTTGAAATGGTTAAGACAGTTGAGGAACAAAGTAAAGCATTCAACATGCTTCTTTCTTCTGGTCTATCAGCAACAGATGCTCTTAAGGTTGTAGAAGATCAAGCAGTCGCTGCTGCAATTGCTTCTGGTGCTGTTGGCCAAAAGGGTTCAAAGGAGATGACCCAATTTGTTACTGATATTAAAGCAGCAACAGATGCACTAGAACAACAAGCACTTGCTAATGATTTAATTAATAAAGCAGAAGACTTTAAATTAGTTCAGCAAATGCCTGATCTTGTAAAGAAGATGAAGGATCTTAAGTTTACTGCAGAGCAAATGACTGCAGTACTTGACAATCCCGCTTTAATGAAGGCAATGGTTAAAGATCTCGAAGATGGAAAACTTGATGCAAAAGATATTGCTGATTACCTTAACTCAATTGAAAAGCAAAAACTTATTGAAATTAAAACTAACTTCAACAGAGGAGACTTTGCTGCAGCAGCAGCCCCAGGCCTTGAGATTGTTGATGAAATGTTTGCGGTACAGGAGCAATTAATTAGAACTGGCATTGATACAAGAAGTACAGCAGATGTTAACCTTGTAAGAAGCAACGAAGCAACAATGAAGCAGTTGCAAGATCAACTAGTCCCATATGAGGCTCAGGCAAGAGGAATATCTGATGCTATTGAGGTAATGCAAAGAAATGTTGAAATTAATATTACTAGAAAAATTGAAGCATATCAAAAGACTATTGATGATACTCAACGTAAGATTGAACTACAATTTAATCGCCCTATTCAAGACCTTCAAGATAGATCAGGAATTCTTTCTCAAGATCTAGTCGTAATGGACAAGGCTGCAGAAGCAATCAATAAGCGTTATGATGAGCAGGCAGCAGCCTTAGAGAAGGTTGCACAGATTAATGATGATATTCTCGCCCAGCAAAAACAACAGATTGGGCTTGCAGACGCATTAAGCCAAGGAGATATTTCTCAAGCAGCATCAATGATTCAAGAGATGAGAGCAGCCAAGGCAGAAAGTGCAGCACGTTCAACTCAAGAAATGCTTACAGCAGCAAGAGAGTCAGAACTAGGAAGACAGCGTGGTGGCGTTACTGGTCTAAGCAGAACTCAGATCGAAGAAGAGCAGTATCAAATTTCACAAAAGATTTACAAACTTGAAAATGATCCTGCTCGTCTACAGTTCCAAAAGAATATTCTTGCTACACAAGATGCTATTTATAAACTAGAACAAGAAAGAACTGCAGAACTTGAAAAGATTCGTGTCAAAGAAGATGAACTTTATAAACTAAACACAACTACCATCAAGCCAATTCAAGATAGACTTGCAAAACTTGGCGATGAGAATACTCTTGCCCAATCACGAATTGATAAACTTGTTGGAGAAATTACAGTACTTGGACAGAACGCTGCAGCATGGGAAGGCGTAAGAGCCAAGATTGCAGCAAGCGATTTGGCCTCTAAGTCATTTGATACAGCCCTTGGTGGATTGCTTGCATCATCACAAGCAATTACTGCTGAGTGGAACACGATCATTGGAAAGATTAATGCATATGCTAAGGCTGTTCCAGGATCAGTTACAGCAATTCAAAATGACATTAATCCAACACAAGCACCTACAGATGCTCCAACAGGATCAACTGCAAAGCCTACATCTGCCCCTACTGATGCACCTACATCTGCTCCTGGAGCAACTGCTACTAAGGCAACTGCAGCACCAACAAAGGCTCCAGTAGTTGTTAAGTCTGGAGATACACTTTCTAGCATTGCTAAGAAAAATGATACAACTGTAAGTGCCCTACTTGCTGCAAACCCTAAACTTACAACTGATCCAAAATATAATGATGGAAATACAATTTTCTCAGGAACAAAGATTGCCCTTCCTGCACCTACAACAACAAAAGCCCCTACCACATCTTCTTCAGACATTATTGCAGCACGAAAAGCGCTATATGGATATCTAAATTCAGGTGGTATGGTTCCTCAATATTTTAAAGTTGGTGGATTTGCTCGTGGGGCAGACAAGATCCCAGCAATGTTAACACCAGGAGAATTTATTATTAGTAAACCTGCTGTTCAAAACTTCGGGGTACAGAACCTTAATAATATAAATAAGGGTGCGCCAATGGGCAATGACGTGTATAATTATAATCTAAGCCTTAGTGTCAATGGAAGCGATATGGATGCAGACGATGTAGCCAATACGGTCATAAAGAAGATTAAGCAACTTGAAGGACAAAGAGTTAGGAGAACCAACGTATAATGGCATCATTAGGCTATATGCAGGGCAGACAGAGGTTTGGAAGACCTCAAGGTATGCTTTGGTCAGATACTCCTGGAGTCCTCTCTAATGGCCGTTATATCCCTTCTGGCTATGAGGAGTATTCAGATAAAACTGGTTTAACCCCAGACCAGATTGCAAATTCTTTTATTATCCTTACAGATCATAATAGGTCTGATATTTCTGTTACCCCACAAAGAATTGAAAAAAGACAAAGAATGATTAATGGAACTATGAGGTCATACCACATAGCAGACAAACTTAATATTAGTACATCTTGGCAGATGGTTCCATCTAGAGGTCATCAGAGTTATCCAGATTTTGACCAGACAACTGGTTTGGCAGATCCTGACTTTGCTCAAAAATATTCACAACGAACAGGCGAAGGTTTAAACTATTTACCAAACACAGAGTACACTGCAGATGGTGGTGCAGGCGGTGCAGAAATGCTTAAGTGGTATCAAGATCATAAGGGTCCGTTTTGGGTTTTCTTAGCATACGATAAGTACATTAACTTTGGAGTTGATAAAAACGCACACACAAAGTTAAACCAATATAATCAGATTGTTCAAATGTATATTTCTAGTTTTGATTATACAGTTGTTAAGCGTGGGGCAGGCAACCATGACCTATGGAATATTACTGTAGGCTTGGAAGAGGCTTAATGTGTTTGAAAATGAAGATCTAAAGAGTCACTTACAGTCCTCTTTCACAGTCAATTCTGGTTCTGCTCTTATTGCAGAATGGAATATGAATATTCCAGGAAATGTGTTTAAACTTGGCAACTATAGATATCGTAAGTCAAGTACTAAGTATAATGCTATCCCAAATTCATTTGATAGAACTGATTCAGGAGGATACTACACTAACGCCCTAAATTCTGACATTGTTGTTGAGGCAGGGTTTAAGGATAATACTTCTACACCATTACTATTTCAATATACAAAAGATAAAGAAACTTTATACTATTCCTTAGAAGATTGCCTAAAACCTTTTAGACCTAGATCTGGAATTAATAAAGCGTCTTTTTTCTCTAACAAGTATTTGTCAAATGTTAATAAGGATATGTACTTAAGACCAAGATATTATATGTCACATAGAGATGATGAGTTTAAATATTGGAGATCATACAGGACTGAAAGTTCTGGAACAACTACTGCAACTAGCAACATTGAGTATGGAATATCTAAAAACAGTACAAACGCTGTTCACTTTATTGATGATGCAGTTCCTTTTGTTGTGTATAAGGAAGAGGTTCCTGCTAATAGATTAGTTATGAAGGTTCAAACCCATGTTGGAGATATTAATCTTGGCCCATTTAAGGGTGCTTCAGGCTCTACTCCAGATCCTCTTTTTGGGGAAGAAAATAAGGTTGTCCCAAAAAGATTTAAGGTTGAGTATCTAAATGCAACAGACCAATGGATAACTGCTTATACCTTTGCTGATGGAGACTTAAGAGATGATAACACTCCTATATTTGGAAGCGACGGATATCTTAGTCTAGAGTATGGACTTCAAGTGCCAGCACAATATAAAGATAATTTTATTCTTATCGGTACTATAGATTATGCAAACCTAGAAGTTACACCTGCAGAACTTGGAAACGCATACCTAGTTCCATCTGAAACAGGTGGGCCAGGAAATCTTTATGTTTATAATGGCTCTACCTTTGTTTCTTATCCTGCTGAGTATAAGTGGAAGATTGGAACAGACGGGGTATACGAAAATACACAGTTTGTTACTGACATTACAAACCCAGACTACTTTACAACTCAGAATACATCCACTAGGACGTACAGAGAATTTGTCTGGATAAAGGGAATGAGAATTATTGTTGAGTCAATGAGTATCCCAAATGTACCATTTGAACTTATTGAGTTTTCTCCTAGACTTGTAGTGGATCTAACAGGAAAGTTAATTAACTTCAAGGTTACAAAGGTTTTATCAAATATGACATCTACTCCACTACCTGTTGGCGAACTAGTTTCCTCCACTGGCTCATTGACACTCTTTGATGACGATTCATCTTTTAATGTTAATAACTCTTGGGATGGGGACTCTGGAAGTATTCTTGCAAAGTATGTTCAAAAAAATACTAAGTTTTCTTTTTATGAGGTTATTAGAAATGTTAATGGAATTAACTATTATGTTCCAATCAAAAATCTTTATTCAGAAGGTATTCCACAAACAGATCAAGGTTCAGGAACGATATCAATTAACTTAAGAGATTTTTATTTTTACTTTGAATCCATAAAGGCTCCAGAGATTTTACTTACGGAGGTATCTTTAGGTCAGGCAGTTAGCATTCTTCTTGACTCAATTGGATTCTCAAACTACATATTTAAAAGATTGCCAGACGAATCAGATCCAGTGATTCCATTCTTCTTTATTTCTCCAGAGCAGAATGTTGCCGAAGTTTTAAATAAGTTGGCCGTGGCTACTCAAACAGCAATGTTCTTTGATGAATATAATAACTTTGTAGTCATGAGTAAAAACTATCTACTTGATGATACTAATACTAGAACTTTAGATATGACATTGTATGGTTCACAAAATGAAATTGTTGATGGTATTAACGAAAACACTTATCCAACCCAGTTATCTAATATTATTGATATTTCTTCAGAAGACCAAAAGGTTTATAACGCTGGAACAATTAACTATACATCTAGATATATTCAAAGATCATACGGAAGCCTAAAGCAATCTCAGATGACTGACCAAGAAAAGACTTGGATCTATAAGCCTGTTCTTCTTTGGGAAGTAGCGGGAACTGAAGCAACTAAAACTCTTAATAATGAGAAGCAGCAAAAGTATACTCTTGGAGCAATGCCACTTAACTCAAATCTATCTGCATCAATTCCAACAGTTGTTAGCAGACAGATAATTAACAACGTGCTTGACTTTGGCGAAAACATTTTTTACATAACTAGATTCCAAGGATATTTTTATGCTAATGGAGAAATCATCAAATATGATGCTGTTGAATATAACGTAACTGGAACTGGAAATGTTTGGATTACTACAAATCTTGAGTATCAGAAGTACTTTTCACAACTACCATTTAATGGAAAGATTTATCCAACAGGTTTGGTTAGAATCTATTCTGAGCCATACTATGAAACAATTGATGGAATAACAAAAATCAAGAATGGTGCAGTTGTCTCTCATGGTCGTGGACAATTTAACACCCCAATCGTTGCACATTCTGCTGGCATTGATTCATACTGGACTAATAACAACTATGTTCAGGGATGCGATATGCAGTCACAATATCTCTATACAACAACAAATGAAGCAGAGTTGGAAGTAGAGTCTGGTGCTGCAGGACTTAACAAGCAGCGTGCTGATAAGTCTCAAAGAAACAGTATTATTAGAAACTTCTTGTCTACATCTTTTGCTACCGAAACTGGAATATCTGCAATTCAAACATCTCAGGCTGGAACAATCCAGTCATCTGCACTTGTTATTAATGGTCCAGAGTTTGCTATTCAAGAAAACCCAAGAAACTTTGTTTCTTATGTATGGAAAAAATTAGATGGAGCATATAAGCATTTTGGAACTAGACTAAGAATTATTGGTAAGATTGAATCAGCAGGGGATAGATCACAAAGTCCTGTAGGCGGAATGACATACTACAATATCCCTGGACTTGATCCTACTCAGACAGTTTCTATCGGAGGTGGCTCTGGTGGTATTGCTTTAGTTAATCCAACTACAAATAATGGATACTATTTTGAGTTGAGTGCTCTGACATCAAGTTCTGTAGAAAGATTCTTGACTATCAATCCAGACACTGGATCATCAGAGATTTCTGTTGACAATATTCTTTTTTATAAAGTTCAAAAAGCAGTTGGTTCAAGTGCAGCAATCCCAACAAAACTTTGGGGTGGTAGTGGAAATATTCTTGTAGATGATGGAAACTTTACAGGTCAGTATAGATTTGTTGGAGAGGAAAACCCAACAGTCTATGATCTATCTATGGAGTACGTAGATGTTAACTCTACAACTAGAGTATTTTACCTATACTTAAATCAAAAACTAATTAAGGTAATAACCGATGAAGATCCTATTCCACTTGTAGATAGTTCAATCGGTCTTTTTGCAAGAGGAACATCAAAGGTTATGTTTGAAAACGTGTATGCTTTAGGAAAGAACTACGCAGACAATGCAGTCTTTGATCTAAACACGCCGATTGCTTCAGTATTTGGTGATGATAATATGCAAATTAATGCAAGCGAGGCATTAAATAAATATGCAATGAGTGGGGTCATTCAAAAGACCTACCTTACTGGAATCAGCCCAACATCTACAAAAGCATACAATATGTACTTTGAAGAGTTTGGAACTATTATGCGTGAGTGTGCATACTTTAATGTTAAGTATGACCGTGCCTACCCAGCCCTTTATGCACAAATTGCTCCTACATTCAACAGGCTTCGTGGTTATACTGTTTCTGGATTCTCAGCAAGTTCCTATGGAGCAGAATTTTTAATCTTTAATAATACAGATACTCTGCTAAACCTTGATGAAACTACAGGCAACTATCTAAGAATCTTTGGTATTACATTTACACAAGATACTACAAATAAGATTACTGTAGATGATTTTTACAAGAAGCGTGGAAGCCTATCCGACCCAGAATTGAAGGGGGATGTAGTAATCTCATCACCATACAAGTTTACAGATGAATATGACAGCATTAAGACAAGTAGACTACTCTATGGAAAGAATGAGTTTACTCTAGATAGTGAATATATTCAGGATCAGGATACAGCAGAAGATATTCTTGGATGGGTAATTCAGAAAAATCTTAGACCAAGAAAGGCTATTGGTTTGCAAATATTCCCAATGCCTACACTACAAGTTGGAGATATGGTGAACATTAATTATAAGGATAACGATGGCATCGATGTAATTGCTTCACCTGATACAAGGTTTGTAGTATATAATATAGATTATTCAAAGGCTGTGGAAGGCCCAAACATGACAGTCTATTTGAGTGAGGTATAAAAGATGGTAGAAGCAACACCTCCAACATCATTCATTACTACAGCCACTGCAAGAAACAATAGTGTCAAATCAGCAACACCTGACATCATTCAATTTGACGATGCATCAATTGTCGACAATGCAGAAGTCATTGTTGATTTACTTTTTGAAAATATTGGTGGACAAGAACTTCTTACAATTGCTAGATATGATACTGTAAATGGTCAGGATGTAAAGTATCAGCCAATCAAAAACCTTAAGATTATTCAGGAAGAATATAACCCAAATAATCTTGTTAGAATTCAAGATACATCCGATAAATATTTTGCTAACTTTCCAATTAAGTTAGATGATAAGGTTCCTACCATTGGAAATGGTCCTGCAGGCTCAAACGTATATCTAGATGATTCAAACGCTTTAGTTCTTGAGTTTGTTAATCTTGAGGCTGATGAGCAGGTTGACATTCAGATCACGATTAATGGTACAATATATGAGGTAGGTAAATAATGATAACTAATACTGGTAAAGAGATTATTGCAAAATATTTAATGGGGACATCTCCAGCCTATGCGTCATACATTGCTTTAGGTTGTGGGGCTAAGCCAAGACCAAATATTACAAGCGTTGGAACAGCATCATCTTCTGGAACAACTTTCACCGTGTCTAGCACAAATGGAATCTGGGTCGGTGCCAAAATTACGAAGGTATCTGGAACAGGAACCCTGTCAGCATCAGGAGACACCATAGTAACAGCAATCCTTACAAGTTCTACCTTTACAGTCAACTATGCCCCTTCTGTGGCTTTCTCAGGGGCAACCATAGGTATTCAGACAGACCCAGCAACAAATGTTTTAGACTTTGAAATGTTTAGAGTCCCAATCTCTTCAAGAGGATATATTAAAGAAGATGGTTTAAATAAGATTATTTTAACAGGCGAACTTCCCACAGAAGAGCGATATGAGATTTCTGAAGTAGGAGTATTTTCTGCTGGATCAAACTCTAATGCAGGAGCCTACGATAGCAAAACAATCTCAGCCTTTGCGGATACAGAAAACTGGAAGTATAATGATGGGTCTTCCCTATCTTCTCCAACCACGATTACAACCTCATTGATCGATGCATCTAATATTATTACATCAACAGTTAATGCTATTCAGACAAACTCAAACAATGCTGCATTTTTAAATACAACCAGAGCAGCCAGATATGAGCGTTGTCGATATTTAAATAACGTACTTATGCTACGTGGAAATACATCACATATCACATCTAACGGAACAAACTTTGTAGTTGGCTCAAACCCAAAGATCCTTCAGTTATCTGGACAGACAGTTGACCTTACAAGAAACTCCACATCAGACTTACTTAAGATAGCATTTTCTCTTGTTGCTGTAGATGGCAACGCTGCAACTATTCCAGATGTAGTGCGTGTGCTAGTTGAGTTTGTAAATAGTGATGGAACTCAATCTGCCAAAATGGAAGCAGAAGCAAGAAATGAAGATTATCAACTATCCTCAAACAGATATGTTGTAGTAGAAAAAAGACTTGATGAACTTGTATACACCCCAACATTTTCTTGGAACACTGTTAGTGTTATTAAGATATACACAAGCACATTAAATGAGTTTGAGATTAATAATAAAGCGCTTACTTCAGATGTTGCTACTTTAACAACAAGCACGGCCCATGGAATGACAACTGGGGATAGAGTTACAGTTACAGGTGTAGATTCAACATTCAATGGAACATACACAATTACAGGTGTCACTACAGATACATTTAGTTATGCCAAGACCGCAACAAATGTATCTTCGGCTGCAGTTTCTCCAGTAGGTGGAGCAGAAGTTTCTAGATCTGGATACTTTGTAGCACTTGATGCAATGAGAATTGACAATGTTGGAACGGTAAATCCTCTATACGGGCTGACTGGATATTCAATTATTCAAAACTCAGGAGCAGAAACAATCATTAAAAATCCTAACACAAATAATTATATTGAGTTTAGATTTATCTTGGATGTTACATAATGGCCGATGCCAATATTAAAAAGATTGTGATTCCAAGTTCAGACTTGCCACCACTGTCTTCAGATACTAGTTCTTACAATATTAGATATAGAATTGTATCAGACGATAAAAACAGAACGTCCCACTGGTCACAAATTTATGTTATTGATACATTGCCATTTGAAGAAGTAGATGGTGACGTGACTTTGGGTGTTAAGACTGTTAGTGCCGTCTGGGGAGATGAATATAATAGACCAAAGTACGATGTCTTGGTTTCGTTTGATGGAAATCCGTTAACTTATCACGGTACCCCAACAGTTCACAGTTATAACTTTTTAAACTTAGGAACTGTATCTGTAAGAGTTGTGGTTCAAGTAGAATCATCCAGAAAAGAGTACAAGGAGTCTTTAGTAATTTATGACTCTGGAACAATCAGTATTGGCTCATAAGCAGCCTATCTTTGGTATAATTAATTAGGAGGAAATAAATGGCTAAAGTACCACTACCAGAAAGAGGACAACCTCTAGATGTTAGTTATCTGTATCAACTTACGAATGCCCTGAACCAGTTATCTGATCAGGTTTCTACTGCTACATATAACTATACTACTATTGATACAGTTTCTGCAGGTAAACAAAATATTAAAACATCAGAAGCAAGAATGATTGGTGGATCTATTACTGTTGCAAGTAACTCAACCGTAACAGCATCTACAACTAAAACATTTAGTTATACATTCCCAAGCGATTATAAGTACACACCTATTGTAACTGCCTCACCAATTAATACTGGTAAGACTTCTGCAGGTGAAAACGTATCTGTTGTTCTTACGGACATCACAAGATCAAGCGTAAATGGTCTTGTTCGTTTCAATGCTTCTGGAGATGTATCTGTTATCGTTAATTTAATTATTATCGGAATTCCAAACTAAGAGCATGGTGAAATGCAAGAAATGCAGGGGGAGAATGTTTGTAGACAGACAGTATACAAGCGTAGATCATTTAGAGATTTTCTGCTTATACTGTGGTTCAAGAGAATTTTTTCACCCTCCTTCAGAAAGTGAGCAAGGTAGATGGATACTGCAAAAGGAAAGATCCAGAGCCAACAATACAATAACGAGCCTGTAATAAAAGGAAACCAAAAGGTTTGGTTTTTAAACGGGGACTTAGTTAGATTGCATCACTCATCAAGGTCAACAGGAATGGTGACTGTATACAACATTAATAAAGATAGAATGGAAACGTGTCTGCGTTCTGATTTTAGAAAAAATAGAGAAAGAGCATACACTGTAGCAGAAACTTCTAAACTTGTCAATAGACACCGCAAGTATATGCCTAGTTTAATTAAACGAGGAGTCATTCCTCCACCTGTAGGTTCTTCAATTGATGGTAAAACTGGTTTTCAAATTAGATCTTATTACTCAGAATCGCAAGTAAAAGAGATACGTGCTATACTTGCAAGTATACATATTGGGCAACCAAGAAAAGACAAATTAATAACAAATAATAGTACGCCTACAAGCCAAGAGTTGACACGACGAATGGGAGACGGTATACTTACATATACGAAGACAGAAGATGGCAGGTTCATTCCTGTATGGGCAGAAAATATTTAAAACTATGAAATGGGTGGATAATGGAAAACGAATCAACAAAGGTAAATGTAACACTTGGCTATACTCTTAATCTGGGTAACTTCCAGTCACTAAGACTTGACCTAGGCGTTGTAGATAGTACACGTAATGGCGAGACAGTAGATCAGGCTTTTGAGCGTGTCTACAAGTTTGTAGAAGACAAACTTACACTTAAGATTAAAGAAGCACAAGAAGAAGCCTCAGAAGGCTAATCGTGGCTGAACGCAAAGACCGAATGGCTTTGCTCAGTCGATACAACAAATTGTATTTGCAAAGATACGAGCAAAAGTCTAACATGAACCTAAATGTAGAACAGTGGGCTGCAGATGGTTTAATTGAATCATACGGCATAGGACAGTGCTATGATATTCTGGAATACTATTTCGGTATTGCACAAGAGCCAAGTTGGAATTACTTTGCTTACAACGCAGAAAAAATAATTAACGGCAAGGCAGAAGTAGAGCAAGACAACAAAGACCGACAAGAGCGTAGACGATTAGCAAAGGAGTGGCTCAGTGAATAACACAGAAGCAAAAGTAATATCTGCAGTACTAGAAGATAAGCAGATCCACGTACTCCTACAAGCAAATGTTGAAACATTACTCAGAACCCATAATGATGTCTGGAACTTTATCAGACTATATTCTGAAAATAATCAGGCACTTCCTCCAGCAGATTTAGTGAGAGAGAAGTTCCGTGACTTTGAACCTGTTACTGGTGTAGGCTCAACAAAGCACCATCTTGCAGAACTTCAAACAGAATATCTAAACGATAGCCTAAAAGATCTTCTTCGTAATGCTGCAGGTGAGGTTCAGACTGGCAATGGAACAGAAGCACTTGAACATCTAATTACTAAAACATCAGAACTAAAAAAGAATACTGCTGCTATACGTGATATTGATGCCACAGATCTTGAAGATGCTGTTGCCTATTATGAAAGAGTTGCTAAGCAAAATGAGTTAGGCGCTGTAGGAATTAAGACTGGTCTTCCAGGATTTGACAACTATTTGCCTGCAGGAATTATGCCTGGACAACTTGGCGTATTCCTTGCGTATCCTGGTATTGGTAAATCTTGGATGGCTTTATACTTTGCAGTGCAGGCTTGGAAGCAAGGTAAGTCTCCAATGATTATCTCACTTGAAATGTCTGAGACAGAAGTTCGTAATCGTGTTTATGCAATTATGGGTGAAGGTCTTTGGTCACACCGCAAACTTTCAAATGGTGAAGTAGAAATTGATATGCTTCGTAAGTGGCATGCAAACAAAGTAGAGGGTCGACCAGAGTTCCATATTATTTCTAATGACTCAGGGGGAGAGGTAACTCCTTCCGTTATTCGTGGAAAGATTGATCAGTATAAGCCTGACTTTGTGGTAGTTGATTACCTTCAGTTGATGAGTCCTAATCAGCGTGCTGATAATGAAACGGTAAAGATGAAAAACCTTTCTCGTGAACTTAAACTGATGTCTATTAGCGAAGAAGTACCTATTATCGCTATCTCATCTGCTACACCTGATGATGTGAAAGACTTGGCTTCAGCACCTACACTAGGTCAGACAGCATGGTCTAGACAGATTTCATATGATGCTGACTGGTTGCTTGCTCTAGGTCGTGCTACTAATAGTGATATTATTGAGTGTGTCTTCCGTAAGAATCGTAATGGTTTTATGGGTGACTTCTTGGTTCAGGTAGACTTTGATAAGGGCTACTATCGATATAAGGATTACGAAGATGGCAAGTAACATCTATAGCGAAGAACAGATTCGCAGAGTTCTTAATGGTGCAGGTATTGAGATTGAGGCAGAGTTTGGTAATGACTTTATTGTCTTCTGTCCTTATCACAACAACAGTAGAACTCCTGCAGGAGAAGTAGCAAAAGATAGTGGATTGTTCTTTTGCTTTGGATGCCAAACTACAAAAGGTTTGGAAGAGTTTGTTATGCATATGACTAACAGAACATACTTTGAGACTGTTCGTTATATCAAGAGTAAAGAAACAGAAACAAATATAGAAAGCATTGTCGCAAAGGCAATGTATGCACCACCTGATTTTGTCCAGTATGATGAACTGCTCATCAAGCGTTTGAATAATCAAGCACTTGAATCGCCCAGGGCAATGCGTTATTATACTGGACGATCCATTACAGAAGACTCAGTGAAGAAATTCTCGTTAGGGTTTTCAGAAAAGCAAGATATGGTTACTATACCTGTCCATTCTCCTGATGGTTTAACTATTGGGTTTGTTGGACGATCAGTAGAAGGCAAAGAGTTTAAAAATACTCCAGGACTTCCAAAGTCAAAGATACTTTTTAACTTGCACAGAGTTAAGACTTCTAGTACAATATATGTAGTCGAATCATCTTTTGATGCAATTCGATTAGACCAAGTAGGTTTCCCAGCAGTAGCAACACTGGGCGCTAATGTTTCTGCTTCGCAAATGAAACTATTAGAAAAGTACTTCAACAATGTTGTACTTGTTGCTGACAACGATGAGGCTGGTGCAATAATGAAAGATAAGTTAATTGAAAAACTTGGTTCATTAGTCAGCGTTATCACAATAGATAAAAAATACAAAGACATTGGGGATATGGATGATGAGGCTATTAAAGGATTAGAGTTTCAGTTTGACAAATCTATATCAGCAATGCTAAACTAATATAAACAACAAAGGAGAAATAATATGAGCGTAATCAAGGGACTCAAAAACATTAATGCCCTGCTCGACAAGCCAAAGTACGACGAAAACTCACCAAAGGTAAAGTGGCTCAAACTTGCCGATGGTCAATCAGTAAAGATTCGCTTTATTGAAGAACTAGATGAAGACTCAGCAAACTACAATCCAGAGCGTGGTCTTTCATTAGTCGTTAAGGAACATACAAATCCAAAGGACTACAAGCGTAAGGCTGTAGACACAATGGATTCAGAGGGCCGTGACTGGGCTGAAGAGATGCACCGTAAGGATCCAAAGGCTGGCTGGAGAGCACGTCTTCGTTTCTACTGCAACGTACTTGTTGACGACGGTATCGAAGCACCATATGTTGCAATCTGGTCAATGGGTATCAGCAAGCAATCATCATTCAACACAATTAAAGAGTACGCCATGGAAACAGGTAGTATCTCAAATGTGCAGTGGAAGTTAAAGCGTAATGGTCAGGGAACTGAAACTAATTACACACTTATTCCATCAGCACCAGATAAGGAGCCATTCGATTGGTCAGAAGTAAAGCCTTATCCACTTGAGTCAGCATTGAAGAAGATTCCATATGCTGAACAAGAAGCGTTCTACTTGGGCTTCGATGGTCCAAGTGCGACATCTGCTACCAACACTGATTGGTAACAATGAACTATACAGGCTTACACGTACACACACACTATTCATTATTTGATGGTGTTGCTACTCCAGAAGAATATGTAGACCGAGCAGTTGAACTTGGTATGCCAGCATTGGCTATCACGGATCACGGAACCTTATCTGGGCATCGGGAACTGTACCGAATTGCAAAAGCAAAAGGTGTAAAGCCTATTCTTGGCGTAGAAGGATATTTTTGTGCTGATAGATTTGATAAGAGGGCAAAGTCTGAAAGGACTGAACCAACTGATATGGTCTATAATCACATTATCCTTCTCGCTAAGGATCAACTTGGTTTAGAAAATCTAAACAAGATTAATGAAATCGCTTGGACTGAAGGATATTTCAGTAAGCCACGCTTTGACTTTGAGATTCTCGAAAAGTATAGCGAAGGTATTATTGTTTTATCTGGATGTCTAAGCGGTATCATTGCAAAGGCAATTGAGCACGGAGAGTACGCTCAAGCAAAGAAGCACATTGAATGGTTTAAGAGAGTCTTTAAAGATGACTTCTATATGGAGTTAATGCCACACAATGGAGCAGAGGTCAATAAGCAGTTAGCAGACCTTGCAGATGAGTTTAAGGTTGAAGTTGTAGTAACACCAGACTGTCACCACGTTGACGAGTCACAAAAAGAAATCCAAGAGTTTAAGTTACTTATGAACTCTCACGCAAAGGTACAAAAAGATACTACCTATGACAAGTCTAAGAAGCAAGACGGAATGATGAAGCGACTTGACTACCTGTATGGTGAAGACCGACAGATGTCATTTAATAAGTTTGATATTCACCTTTTATCTTATGATGAGATGAAGTTTGCGATGGAATCGCAGGGTATAGTCAGAGAAGATATGTATACCAATACACTTGTCATCACTGATAAGGTAGAAGACTATGACATTAAGGATGGATTAAACCTACTACCAGTACAGTATAAGAACCCAGATAAGGAACTAAGGTCCCTATCTCTTGAAGGTTTAAAGGCTAGAGGTTTGGCAGATAAGCAAGAGTATCTTGACAGACTAGATGAAGAACTTGAGATTATTAATGGTAAGAAGTTTGGACCATACTTCCTTGTAGTACAGAGCATGATTGCTTGGGCCAAGAAAGAAGATATTATGGTTGGTCCTGGTCGTGGTTCTGCTGCTGGCTCTTTGGTTTGTTATGCTCTTGGAATCACAGATGTTGATCCAATCGAACACGGACTACTGTTCTTCCGATTTATTAACCCAGATCGTAATGACTTCCCTGATATTGATACAGATATTCAAGACTCTCGTCGTGATGAAGTTAAAGATTATCTTGTTAGACAATATAGACACGTAGCATCTATCGCTACATTCTTACAGTTTAGAGGTAAGGGTATTGTGAGAGATATTTCACGAGTTCTTAATATTCCTCTATCCGATGTAAACAAAGTTCTTAAACTTGTAGATACTTGGGATGACTTCTGTTCATCTAAATCAACAAGAGAGTTTCGTGAGAAGTATCCAGAAGTAGAGATTTACGGAGAACAACTTCGTGGTCGTATTCGTGGTACAGGAATTCACGCAGCAGGCGTTGTTACAGCGAAGGAACCTATCTTTAGATTTGCTCCTATGGAAACAAGATCTGCTCCTGGCTCTGATGAGCGCATTCCAGTTGTAGGAGTTGATATGGAAGAGGCAGAGCGTATTGGTCTGATCAAGATTGATGCACTTGGACTCAAGACATTATCAGTGCTCAAAGATACAGTTGATATGATTAAAGAAAATCACTTTGTAGATATTGATTTGCTATCTCTAAATATGGATGATAGCAATGTGTACCAGATGCTATCTGATGGATATACAAAGGGTGTCTTCCAGTGTGAAGCAACTCCCTATACAAACTTGCTAGTCAAGATGGGTGTTAAGAATCTTGCTGAACTTGCTGCATCAAATGCTCTAGTTCGTCCTGGTGCTATGAACACAATCGGTAAAGACTATATTGCACGTAAGCACGGAAAGCAGAATGTATCTTACATTCACCAAATTATGAAAGAGTTTACAGGAGACACTTATGGTTGCGTTTTATACCAGGAACAAGTTATGCAAGCATGCGTACACCTTGGCGGTATGTCCATGTCGGAAGCAGATAAAGTTAGAAAAATCATTGGAAAGAAAAAGGATGCTAAAGAGTTTGATGTATTCAAGGATAGGTTCATTAGTGGTGCTAGTAAGTTTATCGCCCCTAATGATGCTCTGGATCTTTGGCACGACTTTGAAGCGCATGCTGGGTATTCGTTCAACAAGTCGCATGCCGTTGCTTACAGTACTCTCTCGTATTGGACAGCGTGGCTCAAATACTACTACCCACTAGAGTTTATGTTTGCCCTTCTTAAGAATGAGAAGGACAAAGATGGTCGTACTGAGTATCTAATTGAGGCAAAGCGTATGGGTATTCCTGTCAAGTTGCCACATATCAATGACTCAGATGCTGACTTTAAGATTGAAGGCAAGGGTATTCGCTTTGGACTAACAGCCATTAAGTTTATCTCAGACAACATTGCTGAAAAGTATATTGCTGCTCGTCCTTTTAAATCATATAAAGAATTAGAAGAGTTTACTTTTACAAAAGGAAATGGTGTAAATAGCAGAGCGCTTAGTGCTTTAAGACTTATCGGTGCTGCAACATTCCCAGATAACCCACGCAATGATGCTGAGATTAAAGAGAACTTGTATGAATACCTAAACCTTCCAGAGTTTAACATTACAATTCCTTCTCATTACTATGCATTTATAAATGATATTGAAGACTTTGAAGAAAAAGGTTCATACATTCTTATGGGTATGGTCAAAGCAATTAAGAGAGGATCTGGTTGGTCAAGAGTGGAAGTGCTTGATAAGACTGGTAGTGTTGGAATCTTTGACGATGAGCAAAGCACTATCGAAACAGGTAAAACCTATTTGCTACTTGCTACAGACAACAGGATTGTTTCTGCCATCCCAGTAGAAGATATCAAGGGTTCAGATAATGCTCTCGTAAAGTTTTTAAGTTATAAGCAGTTACCTTATACAGAGGATGATATGTTTGTGGTATCCTTTAAACCAAGAGTAACTAAAGCAGGAAAGAAAATGGCAACACTAACATTAGCAGACACAAGTCGAGACTTGCACGCTATTACAGTATTCCCTACTGCTTTCTCAAAGGCCTATATGCACCTTGAAGAAGGTAAGGCATACAAGTTTAAGTTTGGTAAAACAAAAGATGGAACAATAACACTGGAGGATATAAATGCTGGATAATATGGCAACAGAACTACACAAGAATGCAATTGAGAAAGGCTTTTGGCCAGAGCCAGATGCTGTAGATGACATCTTTATTGCAAAGCAATTAATGATGATTGTCTCGGAAGTTACTGAGGTAATGGAAGCAATTCGCAAAGACAAGGGTGAAGAAGAGATTACAAAAGAGTTTGCCGATATCATTATTCGCACACTAGACCTATATGCAGGCGTGGTAGAAGCAGGGTACACAAGACTATCACTAGATCATGCATTAGCAGAGAAGGTAGAGTTTAATAAGACTCGTCCAGAAAAGCATGGGGTTCGCTTCTAATGTCAGTAACAATGGAAGAAGTCCTTGCACAACTCAACCCTAAGTTGAGAAAGACTATTATGATAGGAGACTCAGTTCCTCCTACAGAGTATGCAGCAACACCTAGTTTTGCACTAAACCGTGCCTTAGCAGGTGGCTTACCTTATGGTAGACAAGTACTGGTTTGGGGTTCAAAGTCCTCTGCTAAGTCCTCTCTATGCCTTCAGATGATAGGTCTAGCACAGAAGGAAGGAAAGATCTGTGCTTGGATTGATGCAGAAATGTCATACGATAAGGTTTGGGCAGAGCGCCTAGGGGTTGACTCATCTAAACTTATCTACTCTCAGGCTCGTACAATTAACGAGATGGTTGATGTTGGAACTAACCTTATTAATGCTGGAGTAGATATTGTCGTTGTTGACTCAATCACATCTTTGCTACCTGCTATTTATTTTGAAAAGGATTCAGATGAACTTAAACAACTTGAGAATACAAAGCAGATTGGTGCAGAGTCTCGTGACTTTTCCAATGCTTGGAAGATGATTAATTATGCGAATAATAAAGTTAAGCCAACTCTGTTTGTCCTTATTAGTCAAAGCCGTAATAATATTAGTGCTATGTATACTAGCCAGCAGCCTACTGGTGGTCAGGCTACTAAGTTCTATTCTTCTACTGTTATTAAACTCTTTTCATCAGAGTCAGACAATCAAGCAATTAAAGGAAAAATTCATGTTGGAGATAAACTTATTGAAGAAAAGATTGGTCGCAAAGTACGTTGGGAACTTCAGTTCTCTAAGACATCTCCTGGTTTCCAATCTGGAGAGTATGACTTTTATTTTCGTGGCGATGATGTCGGCATCGATAGCATTGGTGATTTGGTTGACACTGCTGAACTAGCAGGTTTTATTAATCGTACAGGTGCTTGGTACCAACTAGAAGATGGCACAAAGGTTCAGGGCAGAGATGGTTTAGTTGCTCGTGTTAAGGAAGACTTAGAATTACAGGAGATGCTAAAGAAGAAGGTTCTTGGTGTCTAACAAAGATTTTACAGTTTACCCAGGGAAATTTCCTTGTAAGAAATGTGGAGTAGAAGTTACATCTTTAAGGTTATGGACTGCTAGTGGTGATGCAACTTGGATGTGTGAGCAAAAGCATATGTCAAAAGTTTCACTTATTCCACAAAAGAAAAAGAAAAGCGACTACGAAGGTGAGTGAGCGTGGAGAGTCAAAGAGGATCGGTGCCAAGCAGCACAAGAACTCTGGTAGAAATACACAAAAGGGGGATGCCACTTGGCGTCAGTTTGTTGTTGATTTCAAAGAATGCTCCAAATCATTTACCTTAAACCAAGATGTGTGGGCTAAGGCTGTGACTGATTCAGTTACGGCAGGCAGAGATAAATCTCCAGCCATCATAGTTGTTCTTGGAGAAGGCGCAAAGAAGGTAAGACTTGCTATAATTGAGATGGATCTATTAGAACAGTTGACAGAAGAGGAATAAAATGGAACAGCAGAAAACAACATTAGAGATGGTAAATGGTTTAGCAGAGATTGCAGAGTTTATGGAAGATGAAGATCTTACAACTGCACTTGGAATGATTGCTAAGTTAATTATTAAACCAGACATTCCTGCCCCAGTAGCAAGTTTGGAGATTGTACGGCTACAAGCAATTGCAGCCAAGATGTCCTTTAAGGCTACCTGGATGGCTAATGTGGATAAAAATAACAGAGCAAAGAAAAACATTTACTATACTGCAGCGGAAGCAATAAACGATTTAGTCTCAGCACTCAAATACATAATGCGCTAACCTGGTATACTTATATAAACAAGGGGATAAAATGACGAAGAATTTACTACACGAAGTTATGATTAAAAGTATATCTAAGAAGAGCACGATCCTAGATGCTGATGCAATGATTGAAAAGATTAAGTCTGGGTATGTGGTCAATCGTGGTCCAAAGTTTCAGACCAAGAAGACATTTGCTCCATCTACTATTGCCTATAGCCATGGAGAATGTCCTAGGTATTGGTATTTAGCATTTGATGGTGCTACATTTGAAGATAATGCAGATGCTTACGGTGCAGCAAATATGACTGCAGGAACATTATCACACGCAAGAATCCAAGATGCTATGATGAACTCAGGCATTGCAAAGATTTATCGTGATGATGATAACCAGCCGACAACAGAATTTAAGATTAGATATGATGATCCACCGATCTTTGGTTATGGCGATGCCATGATTGAGTGGGAGGGTGAAGAGATTGTCGGAGAAATTAAGACAATGCTTAATGAAGGCTTTGAGTATCGCAAGAACTCTATGAAGCCAAAGACTGGTCACTTGATTCAGTTACTAATCTATATGAAGATTCTTGGCAAGAAGAAGGGCGTTTTGATTTATGAGAATAAAAATAATCATGAGTTGCTAGTTCTTCCAATTGAAGTAGGAGATCATTATCGTGACTGGATTGATGCAGCATTTCAGTGGATGCGTGATGTACGCAAGGCTTGGGTAGATAGAACTCTACCAACTAAGAACTATCGTGCAAACTCAAAGATCTGCAAGACCTGTCCTATTAAACAAGCATGTGACGATGCAGGAGCAGGGGTTATAAAAATCAAATCCCTGGAGGGGCTTAGTGAGGCTTTGTGAAAGATGTGATAACAACTTTAATCCTAAAGTAAGTTATCAGATTTATTGTAGTACTGAATGTAGAGATGACGCTACAAAAGAAAAGATTGCCGAAAGGTATCTGATTACACGCAGACAAAAAAGACTTGGCAAAGTTAGAAAATGTCTTGGAGGATGCGATGTATCTTTATCAATCTACAATGACTCTGGTTTCTGTTCATCTTGTAACGTAAGCAAAAAAGCAGTTGATAAAATGTTAAAAGAAATAAAGGGGTTCTTTGACTATGAGCAAGAATAAATGGGGCGTAGAAACAATGCCACAGACTATTTGTGCTATCGATGCCAGTACCACTAGCCTTGCCTTTGCCTTATTCGATACCCAACAAAAAGAATTGGGTGTTGTTGGAAAGATTTATTTTGAAGGCAACAATATATACGAAAAGGTTATGGATGCTGGTAAAAAGGTCAAAGCCTTTATTGATTACTATGGTGGCTTTGAGTCAATAGTTATTGAGCATACAGTATTTATGAATAGTCCTAAGACTGCTGCAGATCTTGCATTAGTTCAAGGAGCAATTCTAGGTGCAGCAGGGCAGTCAGGAACAAAGGTAATTGGCAAAGTATCACCTATAACCTGGCAAAACTACATAGGTAACAAGAAGATATCCAAGGATGAACAACTCTTTATCCGTGCACAGCATCCTGGAAAGTCTGTATCTTGGTACAAGGCATACGAAAGAATGCTTCGTAAAGAACGAACTATTAAGTTTATTAACACTATCTATGATAGAACGATTGAGGATAATGATGTGGCAGATGCTTGTGGTATTGGGCATTGGGCTATGAACAACTGGATAAAGGCGATTGGAGTTGACAAATAACATTATGGCTGGTAAACTATATACAAATGAAGTCTGGCTTCGTAAGAGATACCTTATGGATAAAAAGACTCCAGAAGAAATTGCAAAAGAGAGTGGGGCAAGCGTGGAGACAATCTATGTTTACCTTGCTAAATTCGGACTAAGGAAGTCAAGGCGATGAATAAAGCACAGAAGATTATTATTGGTTTGGGTGTTGCTGGGGCAGTAGGAATTACCTTCGTGCTAACAGCGCTTAAGGGTATGCCAGAAGCATTTGACTGGGAAGACGATGAGGAAGAGTCGTATGAGTGAAAACCTAAACATAACTGTTGATCAGGTTAATCACCCACAGCATTACACAACAGATCCCTCAGGCGTAGAATGTATTGAGATTACTCGTCATCGTAACTTTAATATTGGAAATGCTTTTAAGTACTTGTGGAGAGCAGGACTAAAAGATGAGTCAAAGACTATTCAAGATCTAGAAAAAGCAATCTTTTATATCAAAGATGAAATCAATAGACTAGAAGGCAAATATGTCAAGTGAGATAGAGTTAATCAATCATCTTGATGAGATGAACCTTGTCGTTACTGAGTATCTAAAGGGTAGCGATCCAACAAGAATTTCTAAAGAACTATCTATTCCAAGAGTAAGAGTAGTAGCACATCTTGATGAGTGGAAGGCATCTGCTTCAAACAACTCAGCAATCCGTGCTCGTGCAAAAGATGCACTTGCTGGTGCTGATGCACACTATAGCAAACTAATCTCAAAATCATATGAAGTTATTGATGAAGCATCTATGACTAATAATCTTGGTGCAAAGACTGCTGCCATTAAACTAGTTATGGATATTGAGTCTAAGCGTATTGATATGCTACAAAAGGCTGGACTTCTTGAGAACAAAGAACTAGCCGAAGAGATGGTAGAGATTGAGCGCAGACAAGAAGTCCTTGTAGGAATTCTTAGAGATGTTGCATCTTCTCACCCAGAAGTTCGTGACATTATTATGCAACGCTTATCTGCAATTGCTAAAGAAGGAGAAGTGATTACAGTTGTCCACGATGTTCAATGAGTTTCTTGAAGTACTTAAGGAAAATCATTTTGTAGAAACACCTGTAGATGCAAAGACATTTGTTGAATCTCCAGACTACCTTGGGCAGCCACCACTTTCTGACATTCAGTATCAAATTGTTGAGGCAATGAGCCAAATCTACAGGAAAGAAGATCTTGTAGAAGTCATGGGTTCTGTTGCAGGAGAAGCATATTTTAACAAGTTTACAAAGAATGAAATTATCCTGCAACTTGGCAAGGGTAGCGGTAAAGACTTTATGTCAACAGTAGCATGTGCCTATGTAGTATATAAACTACTATGTTTAAAGGACCCAGCAGTATACTTTGGCAAGCCTGCAGGAGATGCTATTGATATTATTAACGTGGCTATTAACGCTCAGCAGGCCAAGAATGTTTTCTTTAAAGGTTTCAAATCAAAGATCGAAAGATCTCCTTGGTTTGCTGGCAAGTACAATGCTAAGGCAGACTCTATAGACTTCGATAAGTCTGTTACTGTTTATTCTGGTCACTCAGAGCGTGAATCGCATGAAGGTTTGAACTTGTTCCTTGCAGTACTTGATGAAATTTCTGGTTTTGCATCTGAGGTTGGAACAGGTAATGAGCAAGGAAAGACTGCAGAAAACATCTATAAAGCATTCCGTGGTACTGTAGACTCTCGTTTCCCTGACCTTGGTAAAGTTGTTTTGCTTTCATTCCCCCGCTACCCTGGAGACTTTATCTCTCAGAAGTATGAATCTGTCATTGCTGAGAAAGAAACTATTGAGGCCAAGCATACATTTATTATGAATCCAGATTTACCACACGATGATCCTGGAAACCAATTTGAGATTTCTTGGGAAGAAGATACAATCTTGTCTTACAAAATTCCAAAGGTACTAGCATTCAAAAGACCTACTTGGCAAGTAAACCCTACCCGTAGTATTGAAGACTTTAAGGTTGCATTCTATACAGACCTTGCAGATGCAATGATGCGTTTTGCTTGTATGCCAACCTATTCATCTGACGCATTCTTTAAAGATAAGACTAAGTTGGAGAAGGTTATGAACCTTAGAAATCCAATTGACAATTTTAAGAGGTTTGAAGAAACATTTAAGCCAGACCCAGACAAGGTTTATTTTGTTCACGCTGACCTTGCACAGAAGCACGATAAGTGTGCGGTAGCAATTGCTCACGTAGATCGCTGGGTAAATGTCCAGGTAATCAAAGACTATGAACAAATCGTACCAATTGTAGTAGTAGATGCAGTAGTCTGGTGGGAGCCAAGAGCGGAAGGTCCAGTAAATCTATCTGATGTAAAGCAGTGGATTATGAATCTTAGAAGACAAGGGTTTAACCTAGGAATGGTTTCTTTTGACCGCTGGCAATCATTTGATATCCAAAATGAATTACAGGCAGTAGGAATCAGAACTGAAACTATTTCTGTTGCAAAGAAACACTATGAAGATTTGGCAATGATGATCTATGAAGAGCGTGTTGCCATACCAAGAATTCCACTTCTACTAGACGAAATGTCTGAGTTGAAAATTATGAAGGGTAATCGTGTTGATCACCCCCGTAAAAAATCTAAGGACCTAGCAGATGCCATGTGTGGTGCTGTTTTTGGTGCTATATCTCACACTCCAAAGAACACTAATCTTATTGTTGATGTTCATACCTGGAGTTCGGCTACCCGACTTGCGGAGCAAAAGAAGAGTATGGTAGAATTGGATACAAGGGAAAAAATGCCCGAAGATGTCAAGGATTTCCTTGGCGGATTAAACCTAATATAAAAACTAACAAGGAGAAAGATGAATTCATTTAAGAAAGTCTCGCTAATCATCGCTGCAGCCCTGACTAGCACAGCATTGGTAGTCGCACCTTCGAGTGCAGCACCTCTAGCAGTAACAGTAGCAGGAGCAGCAAACACAACAACTGCACTTGCACCAGCAACTGCAAACGTACCAGCAGATAACAAGGTTGACTCAGCAGATGCTGTAGCACTTGTCGCAACTGCTGACACTGGAACAGTAGTCTCATTCACATCAACTGGTGGAGTAAGACTTGTTCTCGCTTTGGACAATGCTCCAGTAGCACCAGTTCTTGCATCAGCAGGAACAACAACACATTCAGTAACATCACAGGGTGCAGCACTTACTGTGTATGCATTTACAACATCAACAGCAACTGGATCAGTAACCATTGTAAATGGTTCATATTCAACTATCGTTTATGTTAAGGGTATCGCAGGATCAGCATACAATGTTGGCCTCACAGTTCCATCTGCAGTAGCAGTAGGAACAATCCCATCAGTTGCAGTAAATGTAACAGACGTATTTGGTAACGCAGTAGGCGGAGAGACAGTAACAGCAACACTCATTGGTGCTCAATGGGCAGATGCTTCAATCTCAAAGTCAATCGTTACAGCAACAGCAGCAAATGTTTCTGCAGACTCAACACTTACTCTTGGCTCACGTGCTGAGAAGTTGGCAACAGCAGTTGCTGGCACAGTAACAGTTGCAGCAACAGGAGCAACAGCAGCGACAGCAGTTACAGGACTTCCAGCACCAGTTAAGGCTGTAGTTGGTTCATTCACAGTAACTGATCTTAACGGAACAATTGCTGCTCTTAATGCAAGAGTCGCAGCACTTACTGCAGAAATTACAGTAGCAAATGCTGCTCTAGTTGCAGAGCGTGCAGGACGTGCAGCAGATAAGGTTGCAGCAGATAAGGCACTTGCAGACGCAAAGATCGCATCTGATTCAGCAACAGTAACCGCAAAGGTTGCATCTGACCTAGCACTTGCTAAGGCAGCAGCAACTTATAAGGCAGAGTATAACGCTCTTGCTACAAAGTGGAATAAGAAGAATCCAAAGGCCAAGGTTGCTTTAAAGAAGTAAACTAGTCCAACAATTAGGGGAGTCATTAACTTGGCTCCCTTTTTTGTTGCCTAAACTGGTATAATAGTCTTATTAGTCACCACCACAGACTAAAGATGGAGAGTAGGAATTAAAAAACTATTAGTCAAAATTGGCTTAGGGGTTTTATTTGTTCTATTCCTTTTAGTTCTTGCACCTCAGCCAAAGGCTCACGCTGAGGGAGAAGTAGTCCAAGTAACCCCATCAGACACGGCAACAGTCACTATATCTGCTGGATCAACAATAACAATTGAAAGCGCAACAGCCACAATAGAGGTAGCCCAGGCTGCAATAACTCAGGCTGAAACTGCCACGGCAGTCATACAGACACAAGCAGAAGCCATTACAAGCCCTACAGAGAGCATTACAGCCACTATCACACAGGCTCAGACCTCTATTACCCAGGCTCAGACAGTAGTAGATAGTGCTACTGTGGCTGTCAATAATGTTGCTTCGGTTGAGGCTTCCCTTGCCCAAGCAGTAGAAACTCAGACTGCCATGGCTCAAGTAGTGGCAACAGAATCAGCAACAGTATTATCCTTAACAGATAGCATGACAGTCCTTTCTGGACAAATTGATAGCCAGACAGCCGTAGTTTTATCTGATAGCGCTACAGTAACCTCAGAGCAAAATGCTTTGACTTTGGTTCAAGACCAGATAGCCCTTGCTAATGCTGGAAATCCACAGACTACTGATCTACCTAAAGATGATGACTACGCATTTAAAATGACACTTCCTTATGCTCTTAGACTTGGTGATCAAGAATATACAGATGTTTATGTTGCTACAAATGGTTTGATATCATTTGGACAATTACAGGGTTGGGGTGGAAATGCTCCAGCAGTTTATATTAACTTCCGTGACTGGTGGAATGTTGACTCAGATACATATTTAAGATATTCAACAACAATCAATAGTCTTTTAATTGAGTGGATGGTTAGAGGATATGGAACTCGTTCTGGTCAACTAACTAATATTATTTTTGATGCTGATGTGAACCCACTAGATGGAACTTGGAAAGCAGATGTTTCATCAGTAGGTGAGTCAGGAAATGGAAATGTTCAAGTTAATCAAATAATTAACAATCAATTAACTGGAATGAATATTCAACAAAATCAAGGAAGTACTCCAACAAATCTTTCTGCTCATATTAATATTACTGGATATACTCCTTATACTCCACTACCATCTAATACAACCCAGGCA